TACTTCCATGCCTTGGGCGCGGTTCTGCTGCGCTCGCTGTACCTGCTCCGAAGACCCTTGTAGCATACCCATAGCTGGACCAGCCAGCCGAGCGGCTAATGCCGGAGCCTTCAGCGCATTCGCCGCCATGCCGGGGCCAAGCATCGTGAGCAGGTTCCCCGCAATCTCGCCGCCCTGCCGTGCGATGCTATCCTCGTAGCCTGGATTCGCTTTGAAGTTCTCGGTGATGCGATTATTGCGAATCGCCTCGCCCATGGCCTTTAGCGTTTGATTGTCGAGGATTCCGCCGAGTCCAGTTGGGATCGCAGCGACACCTTCCGCCGCTCCAGACCACACACCTTTCTGTGCTTCCCAGAGGTGGCCTAGTGCGTTTGTTTCCGGCTTGGGCTGAGGCGCTTGCTGCGCCCCCTTCTCGCGGATCAACTTCGACACCATCTGCTGCACGTACTCGGCAGGCCACGAGTCGTCGTAGGCTACATTTGCTCCGAGTTCAGGGACGTAGATTTTCTTTTCCATTTAGCGCCTACTGGTTCCACGGCAGGGGAGCGTGATAGGAGAACCACTTGCCTAGACCATCCATCATGCAGGGGCCTTGCGGCTTTTGGGGCTGCGGTCCAGTCAGTTTGATAGTGGGGACTTCTTCCTCGTCTTTCGGCGGCGGTGCATCACCCTTCGGCCTCGAATACCCAGCCTTCTCTGATAGGCTGTCAAGCATCGCGGCACGCTGCCGTTTATGCGCATCGGCCAGTCCACGAGCTTCCTGCGCCTTGGCAAGCAACGCCTGCTTTCGCATTGAGTCGGGATGCTTTGGATCTTTAGTGGCGACGATAGTATTAGCCTGTGCTTCCAGATGCTCAGCCTCTTTAAGCGCGTCATCTGCCATCAGGTTGTAGGCACCAATCAACTGGAGCGTTTGCGTGCGCTCGTCAGCACCGCTCGCTCGCTGGGGGTGCAGTCTAGCACTCAGTTCAGCTAGTTCCTTTTGTCGACCAAACGCCACCTCAGACTCGTTCGCGCGGCGAGTCGTATCCAACTCGTCCTTCTTGATAAGCCTGTCTTCCATCGCCCGTTGCGCGGCTTCCTGCCGCTCCATCATCGCCGCTTGGTTGCCCTCGTCCCGCGCCTGTCGCTGGATCTGCGCCTCAATCGACATGTCGTACTGGCGTTCCTGGTTGTAGCGCGCCTGATCGGAGCGAGCCGCGTCGATCGAGTAGTCCTGAATCCGGTCTTTGTGGCGCTGCACACCTTCCATCGCTCGTTCACGTCCAGCCGCTGCGCGCTGAGCAAGTGCGACGTTGCGGTCCTTGTCCTGTCGCCACCCCTGCAGAGCGCCGACGCCGCCCTCTCCAAGCGCACCGAGAAAGTCAGGGCGACGAGACGCAGCCATAGACAGGCCGAGGTTCATCAGGATCTCGCCAAGGCCCATCTTCTTGTTACGGTACTTCTCTTCGTCGGCACCGTACTTGTCCGCGATAGCCTTTAGCGGGGACTCTCCTGACTGCGCCTCCATGAGTTTCATGTGTTCTTGCCAGTCACGTGGCGCTTTCGGGTTTAGTTTCAAGGCGCGTTGCGCGTTGAAGCCAGCGTCGTTCATGCTGGAGTAGCTGGGGAGGTCCATGCCGATCATCGACTGGTCGACTTCCTCAGGACCGCTCATGCTCTGGAAGTACGGCGTCATGTCGTACTGGCCGATGGGGCCACCGCTGTCGTTACCGCCGCTCATCTGGCTGAAGTACCCGGCCAAGCTGGCAAGCCCACCTGGTGGCGGCTTAACCCTCCCACCACCAGCCATCTGCAACGGCTGCTGTTGCATCGGAGGCTGTGCCAACTGCTGTGCCACGGGCGGCTGCTGCGGCTGCGCCATAGCCTGCGCTCCTTGGAACGCCTTACGCATCGAAGCACGCCGCTGCATCTCAGCGACGATCAGATACGGCGGTACCTCAGTAGGACGCTGCTGCATCTGCGCGAGAGCCTGATCAGGAAGAGACTTCAGTTGTTCGGCTTGCTGGATGAGATTCATGGGTTTACGCCGTAAAACAGAAACGAACCGTCTGGGGAGAACTTGAAGTATGGGTCATGGCCTTCCATCGAATAGAAGCACAGCTTCGCGTGATCCGTGTCGCTAAACGAATTAGTGCAAAGCGATACCTCTATATCGCCGTCGCACTCGTGTTGCTCATAGCCTATGCCCATACAGTCAAGCATGGCGGTGAACCTATCAAGGTCTGACCCAATATTGATATCCGGAGATGGAGTGAATACATCATCCACCAACTTGTTAATTCTCTCTGAGATACTAGCAATATCGTTCATTCCCTACCCTCCCTGACTCGTTCGATACGCCCCGAGCGCCGCTGTCCCAAGCCCAGCGATCTGCGACAGCGGGTTCGTCTTCTGGAACTGCACGCCTTCTTGGTTGTACCCCATCGGCGTCCCGGCAAGCAACGCCTGCAGGTAGTTCATCTGCTGATACGGGTAGTTCATCTGGTTCGTCCAGTCCTGATACCCGAGGTCGAGAGCGCCCTGCGTCCGCGTATCGATGCCAGCACCAGCCTGACCCATCGACTGCAGCCGGAGGAGTTCCTGTGCCTGCGCCAACCGCCCAAGGTCGGCCCTGTTCTGCCCGATCGAGTTTGCCGCGAGAGCAGAGTTTGTCTGCTGGCCCATGGCGTTGAGTTGATTCGAGAAGTTCCCCTGCGCCGCCTGCTGTTGCAACTGGTCAGCCTTAGCAATCGCGTCGAGTAGCGTGGTGTTCTGCGACAGCCGCGTGTTCTGGTTCGCCTGCGCCGCTGTGAGTCCGCTATTGCGAGCCAGCGCCTGCGTCTGGAGTGCCGCGTTCTGATTCGCCTGTCCAGCCGTCAAGCCAGCATTCTGGTTGGCAAGCTGAGACTGCATGTACTGGTTAGCACCCAACTCCTGTACGCCCAGTGCCGCCCCGAGGTTTGCTTGGTTCGCCGACTGGATCGCGCCCTGATTCGCGAGTTGCGCCTGAAGCCCAGCAGACTGGTTGCGGCTGGCAGCGTCCATGTACGCGCCTTGGTTCGCCGCCTGCGTGTTGTAGCGCATCCCCTGGTTGGCAAGCAACGACTGCAATCCGAGGTTGCCCATCAACTGATTGCCAGCGATACCTGCGTTTTGGTTGGCAATGCCTACCTGTAGCCCAGCCTGCTGGTTCGCAAGATCACCCTGCATCCGAGAGTTGACGTTGAACTTCTGCCCGTCGACGGATGCGCCGCGATCGCGCTCATACTGTTGCTGCGCGTTCTCAAAAGCGGCCTGTGACCCGGCAGCCTGGATCTGGTTCAGCAACTGCTGTTTGTCGCGCTCTGCGAGCGAGTCGGCAACGGCTTGGCGGTTCCCGCCAAACGCACCGGCTTTGATTGCCGCCGCGCTGCGGGACGCCTGTGATTCACGGAAGTCTTGGTTTGCTCGGTCACGCTGCACGTCAACAACTGACTGCATGAACGGCGACATGTAGGCATCGCGAACACCTGGATCCGTAAACTGACCGACTCCGATCTGCCCACCGTTAACCTGATTCGCCGGTCCCATCTGCGTGTTGCCGAACCGAGAGAAGATGCTATTGGCGTCCACATCCCCAGGCCCATTCATGTAAGAAGGGTTGATGTTCGCCCCGGACATATCGACCATGCGAGGGCCAGCCATCTGGTACGAGGTCAATTGCGACGTACCAACACCGATCGGCTGGTCAAGTTGAGGCGCGGTTAACTGCCCGAGCGATATGTCGCCAGCCTGGAACATCGACGGGTTCTCGGCGATCTTCCCGAGTGCCGTCCCGAACGTAGACTGTAGCGGCGACCGCCAACTCAAGTCTTGCGCGTTCTGGCTCGCGTTGATCGCAAGGTTGCCAGCCGTATCAAACGTGTCGTTGGCGATTCCAAGCGGCGTAGTTGCTTGGCCTTGTGCGTTCCGGCCAGCATCGATCTCACCGTTGCTGAAGTAAGACGGGATGTTCCCGTACCCGGCAAGGGCATTGCGCGTCAAGTCACTGGCTTGCAGGAACCCGTTCTGGTCGACTTGACCTTGGTTGCCCATGCCGAGGATGCGCTGCCCTCCGTATGCCTGATACGGGTTAAAGGCTCCAGCCTGAAATCCGGGAGGGGTGTTGGTTTGCGTTGACGTCGTGCCGGTGCCAAACGGATTCACCGTTCCACCTTCAGCCATCTTCACGATGCCGCCCTGCGCGAATCCGCCCGTATCTCCGCCGTATGAGCGAATCTCCTGCCGCAAGTTATCGAGAGCGAACTTGCGCATCCCCTCGTCATCGGCGAACCGGCGATTGATGTCGGCGATCAACCCTGCGTTGTGCATGTTGGATCCACCAGCGTCAATCATGGCCTGCGACGGAGGAGCGATGGCCCCAACGGTATTCGTGTAGGCGACGTTCCCACCCATCTGGCGCGCCAACTCCTGAGCCACGGAGTCGTCAGCATACTGCGCCGGATTGTAGCCCGCTCGCGCGGCTTCTGCGGCACCAGCGAAGTTGGCTGGCTTGGCGGCGCTGAACATCGCTGGCGCATAGTTGAACCCGTTCTGGTTATGGGTGGGGCGAGGAATATTGGTGCTTGGTCCCTGGATGCCACCGCCGATCTGAGGAGGCGGCGTAGGGTTCGGGTTCCCGACCGGGAGAGTGCCCGTAGTGGGGGTGGTGATGACGCCGTTAGGCCCAGCAGTAGCAGGCGGGGTGACAGTAGGCGGGAGAGGGGCGGGAGGCTGTCTCGTCCCGGTCGAGATAGGGTTCACAGGGAGATTCGGCTGCGGACTCACGATCATCGGCGGGGTGTAGCCGCCAAGAGGAGTGCCGCTCTCTCCAAGGTTCACGTCACCAGCCAACATCCTCTCAATGATCTCAGCCGCACTGGCAAGGCCCCCGCTAGCGTACTGGACCCGATGCGATAGCATCTCCTCCAATGCTCCAGCCGAGTCGCCAAGATCACCCATGCCAGCGATTTGACCGAGGTAGTTGGAGTAGTCGTTCTGCTGAATATCAGGGTGCTGGACTTGCTCTACTGGCAGCGTCTGCTGCATGGGCTGCTGCGGTTGCTGAGGGACGGACGCGCCGGGGAACTCCGCTGTAGGGATCTGCATTCGCAGGTACTCAGGGGTAAATACCTGCCCAAACGCCGCGTTCAGGAGCGCCTTGCGGTACCCTTTTAGTTCCTCTGGAATGTCGTTGATGTTTACGGACGATGCGGTTTCAGCCATTACAATCTCCCCAGCCGAAGCGGTTTCGCCTGCTTCTTCGTGCCAGTCTTTTGCATACGAACCATCTGCAGCAGTTCATCCAACTTTTTCCCGCCTGCCTCAGTCGACCCGTCGCCCATCATCGACACCACGTCGGCAGGGATGACATACTCACCAACTGACAGCCGCGCGGGGATGGAGTCATCAAGGCCAGTGCCAGGGCCTTGAACACGTCGTCCTTGCGCCATGGCTTGGGGCTGTTGCTGCTTCATCTTGGCGAGCATCGCTAGGACGGTTTCTTTTGCCTGCGCCTCTGTCACTTGACCTCCTTTGGCAAAACCTTGGCCCATGCGGTTTACCATCGGCGGCTGGTACCAATTGTGCTGCCTGCCGAGAAGGTCGGTTCGCGGGTTGTTCGCGTCGTTAACTTGATCAGAGATGGAAGAAAGCGTAGTTGTAGGAGGCGCGAACTTGTACTGGTCGGCGACTCGCTGCTCGTTGCGCTTATCAAGATGCTCGCCAGCCTCAGACGCAGTGGACTTCTTTTTTCCTTTATCAAAGATCGAAGAGATAGATGTCCCGATGCCAGCGGCGGCTAATGCAGGTGCCAGTAGTGGTGCCGCAGCCCCACCCGTAAAAGCTGTGAGTGCGCCAGCCCCCACGACGCCAAGCCCTGCCAGCAGCTTCTTCCACGAGAACGCCTCCGGCAACCCGGTCGTCGGGTTCACCGTCGTCTTCCCCAGTAGCGATTCCAGCACCTGAAGCTCTGTCGGGTTAACGTGCATCAGCATCGTATCACCCTTACGCCCGTGCTTCTCCAGGCTTTTAGCGACGTGTTCTAAGGACAAGCGAACCTCTATGAAACGGTTACATTATTCAATTTGACCCGAACCCTAAAGGATGGTGCAAAAACATCCTCCAGTCGAGCCACCCTCAATATTCCGCTTGCATCGACGTACACGCCATTCACTGGTAACCCGTACCCATTCTCCGGTGCGTCGATGATTTGGACCGAAGAACAGACGATATCGCCTGGGTTAAATACATTATCTATCAGTTGGTTCAGTTTGCGAATGATCTGATTGAAATCTTCGCGCTTGTACTCGCCGGGAGGGATCGGGAGCGCGGCGACTTTAACCTTGAGGTTCATGCCTTCTGCCCATCCGGCCTGATCTCAAGCCTCTGTGTTCCAAGACTCCACCCCATGTTCGCTGAACTCGACGACACCCGAAGCGCAAATTGCCGCCCACGCACGCGAACGAACTTCTCTGTCGTATCGGACAACACCTCGGACGTGTACCCAACCGAAAAACTCTGCCCTGGGAAGTTCCGCCGAAGGATCTCGAACGACGCTACCGGCGTCTCATTCTGCCCGTTAAACCGAATGTCCGGGATCAGCCGCTTGATGAAGGCATACTGGTTCCCTTCGCTCACCGCAAGGTCAGATCCTTCAATGAACGGTTCCATCGCCTCACCATCAGCGGTCGTACCGTAATCGTGGATGTAGATGTACCCATCGTTCGTTGCGATCGGGTACCCACCTGAGAATGAAGTGTCATGCCAGAACGTCCGCTCAAGTGAACCGATCGCCCATACCCCGTCGATGTAGTTGAATGTCACGTATCGGTCGTTCTCACTGGACGAGGCGCTCGGGTAGAACCACCAGATTTCGTTGTATCGGACGTTCGTTCCGCAGACGATCTTGTACCGCTGGTCCAGGTTGATGTCGTCGAACACGTAGTTCTGCACCGTGCATGGCATCGAAGACACGCTGCCGGTGTACACTTTGAACTCGTTAATGTCCATCCAGAATAGGGTGTTTCTCGCCTCAGCCGCCGCGTTCGGCCCAACGATAGACACGTTTTCGCCCATCAGTGTGAACCCAAACGTATACGGAGGCCCAACGAACTGCATCGTGAATAGCGTCTTGTCCGTCCAGATAGCCGTCTCTTCGCGAGCGCGGATACCCGTGATGATCTGCGACCCCGACGACAGCCGATAGCTTCCAGCCGTCGTCTCTCGCGTAGGTTCCCATTCAGTGGCGTCCTCCGATGAGCACCACCGAATCAGCATTAGATCCTGTGTCGCCGAACCATTCTCATTAGCACCAAGGACAACGATCGATCGGTTCAGATCGGATACGAATACCTCCGCCCCAATCGTGGGTGCCTGATTCGACCCAGCCAGATCGGATAGCGCCACAGCACGAACACTCGTTCCTGTACTCGCCGTCCAGTAGTAGATGCCGCCGCCGCGAACGCAGGCAACGAGGTCTTCCCCGAAGTTGTCCATCGACCACACGCGAAGCTGACCAGTGCTGACACCAGATGTCGACGCCGATCCCCATGTGCCACGCCCCCACGTTCCAGTTCCCCACCCGGTACCAAACACCTGGGTATTCGGACCGACGTTGATCTGATACGCGGCTACCACCGCCGCTCCACCGCCAGTGACACCGGCACCGGCAGACACCGCCCCGGTAATCTCGATCACGTAGGTGTCATCGTCCACGACCTCAGCGACGACATGCTCGGTATTCAGCATCCCGATCGTGTAGTTATCGAAAGCCGTCGCACCTGAGAACGTCACGTAATCGCCAAGCACGCACCCATTCGCCACGTCAGTGACGATAACCCGGTTCGTGCCGATAGCTTCAGTCTCCAGCGGATCCACGCCTAGCGTCACCGTTCTACGGATTGGTGTAATGTCAAAGTAGACACCACCAGTCTCGACGTAGAGTTTAGACTCAGTCCCAACCCCGGTGTAGTTGATGCCTTCGAGCGTCGTCCATTGGTGGAGACACCGGCAAGACCCTATGAACTGGGAACCAGAATACTTCTGCCATCCACCGACCGTCTCAGGGAACCCCATTCGGAACCGGATCAGATCGCAGTCATACCACCCACCACTATTCGAGTAGTCGGTGATATCCTTCGTGATCCCGGCGCGGAACTGTAGGTTCTGTAGTGGCATTAGATCCTGTGCGCTGTGCCGATCCAGCCGACCACCTTATCATGACAGACAATCGGGTTCGCCTTCAATCGGACAGGGATCGTGTCTCCGTTGGCCGATTGGTACTTGGTCTGCATATTGAACTGAGCACCATCGTGAACGATCCTATTCCACTCAGAAAACACCCTACCCTGCTCGTCAGGGTGAATCATGTTCTTCCAGTTGCTGCCGATGATATCAGACTCGTTGGCGTCCAGCATTTCGCAGAGAAGATGGTTCGCTGCGGTGCATCTACCGGCAGCGTCCGAGTGCCAACTCGCTTCCCCGTATGCCATCTTCCACCGTACGTAGTGAGTCGCCGACAATTCGTCTACCGCGAAGCTGAGCTTGTCTACCTTCGACGACGCCCTATCTATGGCGTCCCGCAGGGATGCTCCGCCGTTCGGTCGGACTTCCTTCATCAGCGCGTTCACCTGATCCGGGATGGCGGATACGGCCTCAAGCCCTTTCAGTAAAGCGTACATTTGCTTAACCACCTTCCATGCCACCGGCATGTATTTAATCGCCAGTATCACGGCGGAACCGGCGATGAAAATGGATGGGAACTTCTCCTTGACTAGTGATTCCAAGTCTCAGCCCGTTTCTTTTTGCGAGAGAATTTTTACCTTCTGGTACAACTCCTTCACTGCCGATAGAAGAACACCGATCGCATCTACCGTGGATATCGACGTGTCATTTGCGCCGACTCCAAACATAGCCTTGAAGTCCTGAGCCGTGGGTCCAATATGGACCACCCCAGGCTCGGCCTTGTATTCCCATTTATCGACGTTCAGCGCTGCGACCGCATCCAGAATGGACGCGCTATCAACAGACTGGAACGACTGCTTCAACGCCACATCAGAGGCGTTGGTCCACGTTCCGCCAGCCGTCACGTAAGCGCCTGAGGCCATCTCAAGCGGGCCAAGCGTGGGCGCTACACCGATGCCGATGTTGCCAGCGGAAGAAGCGCGGATGCGGATATTGCCCGATCCGTCACAGATCAGGATGTTGTCCGTCGCCGTCGCGATTGACGCGCCGGTATTATTGCCGATGATGACGTTGCCTGTACCAGTCGTAATCAATGACCCAGCCGTATTGCCAAGGGCGACGTTCTGCCCCCCAGTACACACAGACAGCGCCGTGTACCCCAGCGCCGTGTTGCCATTGGCGCTTGAAGAAGCGTAGAGTGTAGCGTACCCGATGGCAGTATTGTAGTTCCCAGTCGACTGGAATCCAGCACCAAAGCCTATGCCGGTGTTGCTGACCCCAGTGGTCAACTGGTAGAAGCTGTAGCCGCCCATGGCTGTATTCCCGGATCCGGTCGTATTCGCGGCAAGGGCCGTGTCCCCGATGGCGGTATTCGTGGAGATGTCGCCACCGCCGCGCCCGATGTCGACGCCGTTGAACGAGGAGTCTGCCTCGCCTGTCACCGCGCCAGCCACATTCAAAGGACCGCCAACGCCAAGCGTGCCGCCAACTACCATCGTCCCGCCAAAGTACGGGTTCGGCATCACCTCAGTGACGTTCGCGTTCGTTCCGGTTCCGTCCACGCGAACCATCTTCGTGTAGCTGTTCAGGATCGTGACGGTGGTACCAGATCCGCTACCCTGCTTGATGATGACGCTAAACCCGCCTGTCGTGCTGTTCGTGAAGAAGTACCACTTCTCCGCATCATTCGGCGTGATCGTCACCGTATGGTTCGCAGCCAACGTACCGTTAAACACAACGACTCGGTTTCGCCCATCCGATACTGCGCCGCTCGTGATCGCGAGATTCGATGACGTTCCGGTCAGCGATACGGTTACCACGCCGTCGAGGGATTGATCGATCAAGTCGAAGTCAGTATCGACTGTCACGCCCCAGGTGTTGTTTTGCTCACCTGTGGCTGGCTTCTCAAGCCCGTTATTGCTTGTGTAGGTACTCGGCATATTAGTTTTTCACCAGAACTAAATCGTAGGAACAGAACAGATCGGTGTTGTTCGCGGTAACCGCTGTAACGCGAGGGATAATATCTGTCTTCTCTGGCAAGCTAAGCCCCCCGTAAATATTCGATGAGTAGAAGAATCCTACCCCGCATCCGAACGGACGGCGCATTCGAGCCGCATCGCCAAACTGCCGTATCCACAATGCGATGGACGCAGAGTTAGATGTCGTTCCTAGGATACCAGCCTCGATGTGGCGGAGGTATGCGGTGTACCCAGCAGGGACCGTGTATCCACCCACTTGCGTTTGATTGAAGCCGACCGGCATGGCGAAGAATATGTTTGCCGTTGTTGTAGTGTGTGTTGCCGTGATGATCCCGGCGTTCACCCCACCCGACCCAGCAGTCACATCTCGCGCGGTGTGGACTCTGCGGAACGTATTAACTGACGCTACCGGAGTCACCCCGTTCAACGTGACCGTCTCGGACTGAACTGCGTAATCGCCATTCAGTCCGGTTATCAAAACAGTCCTAGCTCCCGTTCCAGCCGCAGCGTCATTTGCAGACGCCGATGAAACAGAGACAGTCTCAAGTGTTGTCAACGGGAACCCAGGATAGATCCCGCCGCCACGCCACATGTCTTCTGGGATAGAGCCAGTGTCTACATCATTGTTAACACCAAACTTATTGACAATCGATATGCCGGTAAACTGACCGGCAGCAAGAAGCGTCTCCGTGTCCACCGTCTTAACAAGCAACGCATCTGCGTCTTGCTGTACAGAGAGGTTTAATGGCGCGGTCAGACCAGTGTACCCGCCCATCAGGCATTGGAGCCGCAGTAGGGTCTGCGCGGATGCAGCCGTGTTGGTTAGCCTAACCCTGTAGTAGCGACGACTAACCGTTAGGCGATGCGTCTCTGGAACCGATGCGCTAACGGAGAACGTGAGAGATGAGTCCCATGACGTCCCGTTAGGCGAGAAGTCTACATACAGCGTTCCAGCCTGATCTGTTAACACCGTAACGACTACGGCATCATAGGCCGTAGCATCTTCGGCGGTTCCAGTGTACGTCGCCAGTGAGGCGAGCGGGGTAGTTGACTCGTTTAGTGCGGAAACCTTGTTGAATACTGGGGTATAGCTCACGCAATACTCCATTCAGTTCCGTTGTAGACTACCGTAATCGCCATGTACTGGATCGTGATCCCGACAGAAGCCGCGCCGTCAATGTTCTTCCCGTTACCAGAAACGGTCAACGTGTTCACCGCCGCTACCTGCTTTATGCAGTACGAGTCTCCAGTGGACGGACTCGACGGGAGCGTGACAGTAAACCCAGCCGATGTAGTGTTTCCGCATATCATGTAGTCCGTTGCGACTATCTGATACGTGGTCGTCTTGGTTGACACTGGAAGGCGAAGTGCCGTTGAAACCTTTGGCGCTGAGAAAACCCCTGTGCTGGAGTTGAACGACAACCCAGCGTACTGGGTTATCCGACCCGGCGACATCACTACTGGGATAGCACCGGGAGTCTCCAGTGGTTGCACATCAGCCTCCCAACACCGTAGCGAACACCAGGAACCCAGCGTTCGCTGTCGCCGCAGGGAACTGAACCGTACACGTCGCAGCCGTGAACGTCTTGTTGGACCCGAAGTCGATCACCGCAATCGCAGCGTTCGCATTCGTCACGTCATACAGCAGCGCCCCTCGCGTCGTAAACGTAGCCGCCGCCCAGATGGCGTCAGTGAAGTCTACAATCACGACAGTCCCGTTCTGCGTAGACGCCGTTGTGATCGTTGCCGTGACCGCCGTACCGCCAGCCGTGTAGTTCCCAGCGGTGGGCAGTTCGCCCGTTAACGTATACGCTGTCGTCGCCTCAGTGAGCGTTGCAGTATCGTCGTACAGCGCTACCTTCAAGGTATCTACAGTAATGTCAAAGTCCTTGTTCAGCAGGCCGGTGTAAAACGACGTGCAGACGTAACTGCCGGTGAACGCCATGGCTATTGAATCCTCTCGGGCGGGTTGCGATACTCGTCGGTGAGTTGCAACTTCTCAGCCGACTTGATAAGAAGCGCCAACGCAGAATCGAACCGGCCTTGGTACACCGCCATCATATCCTGCTCGCCCTTGTTGTACGCATATCCTTCCACTAAGCACCCGTACAGAAGCGCCTCAGGGAAGTTGTTGGACACGTAGGTGACTTCCTGGTCAACGATCGAGTACGGAGCGCCCGCGTAGCTGAGTTCATACGACACTTCAACCGTTGGCACTGGCGCGATGAAGATTGTCGAAGCCCCGCTGTACAGCGTCGTGTAGTCCAGGCAGTAATCGGATGGCGTGCCGGTCGTGTCGCCCCACACCGTCCGCAAGTAGGATTTCTGCCGCTGCATCATCATCGTGCCATTGACCATCAGGTACAGCGGTTCAATGAAGTCTTCAGGCGGGACAATCGTGTTGGTCGACACCACATCAGTGACCGTCTTGCGGCTGTCAACAGTGCGGCAGGCGTTGTAAATGCGCGCCTCAGCTTGCTGCACGATCTGCGGAATATTGGCGACGAACCCGTCTTCGGAGTTCTCCAAATAATCCTGCAGCAGCGCAACTAGCTCAGTATACGTCACCTACTCAGCAGCCCTTTTTCTTCGCCATGCCGCCAGACTTCATCGGCTTGGGGGCCTTTGGCTGCGCATTCGGCTTCTGTTTGTTCGTGTCGCGTCCCTTCATGTCATGCTCCTTTTTAAGTGACCGTTACCTGTCCCAGTGTAACCTGAACTTGCAGGCCAACGACTGGTGCCCATCCAAAAAAGCCACGGCAAAATGGAATGCCGCTGTCCGGTCGCGGCCTCCACAGTGCAATGGCTTCAGGGATGGCGTTCTTTCCAACCTGCAACTGCTGGTTGTCGATGTCAAAGCAAGTCGGGCACACCTTCAGTCCGTTAGGCACCTGATTGAAGACGTACTCCCGCATCTCCGTGTACTTGCAGCTAAAGCCGCAAATGTCGCAAATGCCGAGAGCTTTGTACCCGCTTGCGTATGCCATCTATTTCTTGGCCCCCGACTGTTCGTCGGTCTTATTGTTGTCGCGGCTGACCATCCCCATACCAGCAAGCCCACCGGCGAGGACAAACGCCGCTACTTTCACAGCAGCGGGGTTGTGGCCCACAACGTCAGGAACGGCCACGATCAGAGAGGCGATCGAAGAGACAACGCCGAACAGTGTCGTGCGCCAACTCTTCTTCATTTGAACGCCTCGATCAAAACGCCTTCCGTCGCCGACGAAACGGCGGGGATCGAATTGATAACGCCGATCGCGTCCGCACGGCTCATGCCGGGCTTGTTCATGCTGACCAAGCGGATAGCCGCCTCGGTCGCACTCGGCGCGTTGGCGAACGTCTGCGCCACAAGGCCAGCGTTCATGTATTCCCCGGCGCGCTTCACCTCGCCGTCGATCACGAGCCGTTGCTCGGTGACGATACCGTACTCATGAGTGTTGCCGTCATCGACTAACGGCGTGGTCAACCCAGGGAACTCGACGATTCCGTAGGTCGGCATCAAGACCTTCAGCTTCCGCTCGTTGGTCTTTGCTTCTTGAAGAGTGGTGTATTGAGACATATCTTCCTTTAGTATCGCTGATTGGCATACGGCACGAGCATGAGAGACGCGCGATCCCTGTCCTCGTCTTGTGCGAGGAGAAGCGCCTCATCATACGCGGCCTTCATTTGAGGGATGAGCGCCATTGCCTCCCGGCGCTTGGACGCGATACGGTACGCCAACCCGGCAATCACCGCATCGTAGAAGCGGAAACTCGTGTCGGCTGTCACTGCACCAGTAGTGCCTGCGTTCTGAAGCCGACGCAGCCGCCGATAGAAAAACGTGTAAGATTGAGCGCCATCAGGCGTCGGGTAGAAGTACACGGTCGGGGTGTCCGTCCCTCGCTCTACCGCGTACTGCGTTGGCTGTCCTTGAACCAACTTGTTAGGCACTGCGATGTAGTCGTACATACTGGTGCGGCTGATGACCAGATCGCTCTGCGTCGTCGTGTTCCCCGCATTAAGGCGAATTGTACCTTCGATCACGTCTACCGTATCAGCAGCCAGCGCATACGACGTGGTGCCTTGAGCAAGCGACAATGACACGGACTCCTCTGACCACATGTTAAGTTGCATATTGGCGAACTCAACCATAAGCAGGTTGAACGACCGCCTGCCAGTCGTCACGTCGTAGCCGCTACGCATCTCTAGCCCAGCACGTTCATAGGCCTCTTGAAGCATCTCGACAATGGACGGGTTGAAGACTGTGCTGCCTGAAGTTGCCATTTGATTCCTTTAGTATCCGTAATTCTGACCTGGAATGTTTGCGCCGATGACGTTAGCGATGCCATTAGAGAGGACTCCGTATAAATACAGTTCCCCGACCTGTGTGTCAGTCGCCCCGCCGTTGTTGTCGGTGATGTTCAATCGGAAATATCGGTAAGCGGTGGTTGCCACGTCACAGGAAAATACACGGGCATCGGTTGGGTAGGTCCATCCAGTTTGCGCTGTCACGGTGTCCAGAGTGGCCCATGTGGAATCATCATTGCTGCCCTCCATCGTCCAGTCCTGAGGAGCGGACGTCGGGTCACCATTGTAAACCGCCACTGCGTATGAACTCAATATATAGCGGTCGCCGCAGTCCAGCTTCAGCCAATCTACTCCAGATCCAACACCGATCCATCGCATTCCAGTCTCAACTGGATACTCGATGCCATCAAACGCTTGATATGCAGGATCAAACCCGTTGTTGCTGGATGCCGTCGCCACGAACGGAGAATGGCTTGCTCCACTCGTCATGTCGTGAGGGGCGAATCCAACGTCAAGCGTTGCTGTTACCGTCCCAAGCAAATACAGTTCAGCGGTTTGAGTGTAGGTCGCATCACCGTTATTTGCCGTTATGTTTAACCGAAAAAACCTATAAGCTGCCGACGTCGCTCCCAAGGTATACGTTCGTCTCTCGCCAGAAGTCCATCCGGTTTGGCTGGTCTGTGTGTCTAGGGTTGTAAACGAAGATCCATCGTTACTGCCCTGCATTGTAAAGTCTTTTGGCGCTCGGTTTGGTTCAGGAACCGAGTTGACTTGAATTTGGTATGAATCCAGTGTGGCCGCGTAGCCGAACCCGAGGTCCATTTGCAGCCAATCAACACCGCCATTTGTGCCTAGCCAGTATGTCGTGTCAGACCCATCAAAAGCCTTGAACGCTGGGAGTGAGGCGAAAAACGTAGACGAACTCGCCACATATGGAGAGTGGCTCGTGTTTGTGGTTAGATCATGCGGGGCGATTTCAGCCATATCAATACGATCCCTTGCACTTCACGGATACGTCCTGCCCTGCGATGGTTGAGCCGACTTGAGTAATGTCGATGGTTAAGTTTGCGCTCTCCGCGAGAGCTGCGTTGGCGATGGTGGCTTGATTGCCGGTAGTGGCAGACGCAGCGATCACGAGCTTAGTCCCGCCGCCGAATATCGAAGTGCCAGCGTTCTTGATGTCGATAATTAGATCAGCGCCGGTTGGTGCTGTTTTTGCTGAAGCGTAGCACTTAGTCAGCGTTACCGCCTGAGAGACGATGACGTAGGCCGTGAGGTTTGAAGCCACCGCACAAGATGATCCAATGCAAAGCCCCCACTGGTACATCTCGTAGGACGGTGACCCGCTCACCACCGTCGATAACTGCGATTGATATTGCCACACGTCGGCGACTCGATTGTAGGCCAGCGTTACGACCTGACCAGCCTCGATGTCCCCCGTGGTCAGCGTTGCGTTCTTTCCGCCCTTGCGGATCGTCTTTCCTGCCAGCCCGTTCGGCGCGAATGTGGCTGTCCCTGTGTTCTGGACATCGGCGTAAAACTGGATCACGGTGCCGGTGCAAATCTCGCCGGAGACGCAAGTGCCGTTCGTATCGTAGGCAGTGAACGCCGGGGAGAAGTTGCAGGCATAAGAGTCATTTCCGGTAGCGGAGGCGCAGTACGAAATGCCGCCGCTCTGGATCTCTGTCGTCGCCGCACTGGCTTGCGTCCATACGCCAGCGGAGGTGCATTTGAAGACATTCTGCCCAGCGGTCGCATCGGTCTGGAAGTATTCTTGACCAACACTCCCCGCGATGCAAAGCCCCGACGACGGAGCGCCGGTACCTTTGATCTGTGATGGCGTTCCAGCCGTCTGCGCTGCGAGTGATCGGCCAAGGAACAAGCCGACAAAAACAGTGAGTATGAGGAGTAGCTTTTCTCGGTTTGTCATTTTAGTATCCGATGCACTGATAGACGAGCTTGTCGGCGGCTGTGAACGGCGTCGTCGACGCCAATACGAGCGTCGTGGTGGTAGCCGTGGGGAATAAGGCTAATTGCGTAGTCTCGTTCGCGGCTGTACAAACCGGGGCCGTCGCCCAAGCAGTGCCGAATGTGATGGTCCCTGTAGCAGCCGTGCCACCGGAGCCTACAGTTATCCGACCGGCAGCGTCTTTCCCCGCGATGGATGGCGTAGTGCCAAAGCCTGACGTGATCGTTGGCGACGTGCCACCAGCTAACGGGTGGCGCTGAATGAGGTCGCGGAGAGTACCCGCCGTGCCGTTGTTGACCTCAACAATCCCATCACCATTACGGGCAAACCCAGCGTCAACGGTGCCGGTGGCTTGATTGCCATTCGACCAAGCCAACGCAGCGCCTGCTGATATGCCGATCAGAGCCGAGTTCTGAATCGCGAAAAGATGCCGACTGGCAGAGGTATCAAAGATCGACAACTGCGCCGTGTCTCCCCGCAACTGCATTCCCGGCGTAGATCCGAAGAATCCGTAGCCTTCTTTGGTGACTCCAGCCATCGCCGTCCCACCGCTGTCCTGCCACTCCTGCAGATTAGCCGCCTGTCCAGCCCCGTTCTTAACGACGAACTTCGAGTCTCCAGTCACCGCCGTGGGGTCCAGTAAAGTGTACTTCCCCGTGCTCACCCGCAAGAACGACCCGTCTTCATCCAGAGTCGCAGCCGCCGACACATACGGGATGGCTCCGGATGTCGTTAAGTTCGTCCCTCCTTCAACGTCACCAGTCCCGCCACCGCCACCAGTAAGCGCCCACTCATACGTGGACGCACCAGTGTTCGAGCAGACGTAGAACGTCGTGTTCGCCGCCGCCCCATCTTTCCGCGCATACACCATGCCGACGTTATTAGAGCTGGCACAGTAAGCTGGGTTCGGAACCCCATTCCCGTTGACCACTTGGACAGCCGCCCCGAACTGCGCCCACGCTGGGGCCATAGCAATCAACAGCAATACGAGTCTCATAGACCAGCCTGTGTTACCTTCCCGGCGACTGAACCCGCCCCTACCGTTTGATTCAAACGAACCGCCACGACGGGCGCGGTAAACTCGACCAGTCCGCTAACCGTCGCACCTGTCATTTGAGGATGCGATTGCCAGTTCGCCGTCGATGGATCAAACCCCGCCGCTTGGATATTGTCGTTTGTGTACTGTAGCGTGTACGTCGCCGTCCCGGTGACCGTCGTAAAGACGGACGCCGAGAAGGGAGCGATGTAATGGCAAAGCCCCGCTACACTGGAGACGGAGACGCCATCTGTCGAAATAGACATTGGCTTTGACATATTAGAACACCACGGTGCCGAGAGAGTAGACCGTCGCCGCTTCCGCGCCAGAGGTCACGTTCGTCAAAACGATCAGGAACGACTTAGCGTTATTCTGAGCGATCGTCATCGTGCCGCTCAGCGTTAGGCCGGTATTCGTCGTCATGGTAATCGTCTCAGCGCCGTTCGCCTCATTGCGGATATGGACGACAAGCGAGGTGCCAACCACGCACGACGGCAACGCGGCTACGAGCGCGGCGGCAGTCGGGAACAGGTCAGCGCGGTTAGCCCCAGGATCCCGAAGGATCAGGCCACCTTTAACCTGCGCTGCGGTGTATGTCACATCCCCAGCCGTGGCGTCCGTGGTCACCGTCGTGAAGTTCACGATCGGGCCAACTGTGGGGACGACCACGCCCACGCCTTGAGTGGCGAGAGCGATGGATACGTTAGAAGTGGAAGAGGCCGTGCGATACGCAGCGAAGCCGTTCTCGGACCGGACTGGGCCGCTAAAAGAGGTATTCATTGAGGATTCCTTTTTGGTACAAGTTTCTGTAGCGTTTTGTCATTCTCAGGCATGTCGAAGGGTCTTTACCGATCAATCGTGCCAAATCGCAATTTCTCATCTCAGTCAAATATATGACTGCCTCAATCTGCTTGCGTCGATGCGGGTCGGTCATAGCTGATCGAATAGCTCCATCGATCAAGTGCTTTCGCCACCTAGCCACATCAGCAACTGGCTTCCTGTTAGCTGCGATCTTAATCCTTGTAGCCTCAGAGTGTTTCCTGCCAGCCATCCCTGAAGTCGTTTGACGGCAAATATTGTAGGATGCGGTATCATCATCAAAACGAGCCTCACCAGAAATAAACATCATTTCGATAGAGTCTAGGTCAGATGGGTCTTCGCACTCAATTTCAATTGAAAACTTAAAACTAGCCTCTCCGTACTTTTTGTACGCATGTTGCAGTTTTTGATTTGGATGCTTCCCAAGGCACAGCAATCGTTTATGTTCGGACATCCGCTTGTACAAGTTCCTGGACTGACCAACGTAACACTTCCCGTTTTCCGTATTCAGGATCCTGTAGATACCAATTCTTTTTTTAGAGTAAGGCATCATTGCCGCCCAAGGAGCAAACACGAGAGCGAGATGCGCTGACGAAACACATTGTCTGCCTTGCCCTAGCTACTCGCTCTCGTGTCATGTTAGTGTTATGTTACCTATGCTCGCAAGTCGTTGAAACTAGATGCCTTGACTTCCAAAGCAGCCAAGGGGGTTAGTCCAAAGAAAGCTGTACCGCTCGCGGGCCTTGTACCGGAGGTTACCAGTATCAAAGTCGCCATCCTCCTCGAAGCTGCGCGGGATGCGGCTGAAGTACTTCAACCCATCGGGCGCGTCCGTGGTTAGGAACCAAGCGTCGGGATCAGTGAGGTAGTGGTTCACGTGATAGCCCTTCGGGATGGCCCCAGTATGCAGGATGGAGTTGATAGTGTTGTCAGCCGAGTCAACCTTCAGCACCGTCGCCAACAGTTTGTCGGCAGTGAAGCTGAGGTCATTGGGCACAACAAGCTGTTTCGGCTTCGTTGCGATCAACAAGCCGCGCTGGTCTTTCCACGCGCCGATCTGGATGACCGCGTTTTCCAACGCCGTCTCAGACAGGTCAACGTAGGTGGCAGGGCGGTTGCTGTTCACGCCGCCGCTGACCAGCGGGTGGTCAGTAGCGAACAGGCGCTTGCCGTCGCCACCGAGGTAGCTGGCCGAGAACCCGTTATTTAGAACACTAGCGCCCATCACCTCTTTGGTGTTCTGCATCGACCACGCACACGCCTTCGTGTAGCGCCGACCAACATCAGCATACAGGTTGTCTTCGATCGCTTCCTGCGTGATGGCAAAGGCCAACGCCACGGTGACGTGACGATAGGTCGTGGTGTAGAACTCTTGCGCCGTGTCGTATTCGACGCTCGCGCCTTCCGTCTTGATGGCGGCAGAGCCGAAGCCGGAGAGGGCAACTTCTTCTTCAAACGCCCGTTCAGAGGTGTTCATCTCGAAGATGGGTTTCCACTCGTCCTGATAGCGTTTGTTTTCCAGACCCCACAAGGCGTGCAGCCCAGGAGTCAATTCTCGATTTGCTTGTGCGCGCGTAATGACTGGCATCGGTTAGGCTCCCAGGATGTTCTTGAAGGCGTGCACGTTCTGATTCCAGATAACGATGCAGTCCGTGTAGGCATCGCCAGCCGCGTTGTCGGGGCCAGGAGCGATGTCGATGATTTTGACGGCCAGCGTGTTGGTGGTAGCAGCCGAGGCGGCGACCAAGTGGACGCTGGAATTGCCAGTAACAGTGCTGCCACCAAACCCACCGAGCGGCGCGTTGAGGCCGATGGCGGTATAGGCGACGGACCCGTTAGCCTGCACCATCATGCGAACATCCGGGTCGGTCACAACTTCAAGCGTGATCGGGCCGTAGGCGTTATAGGAGGTGTAGGCGTTGGCAGGCAAATACTGTGTGTACTGGGGGCGACCGTTCTGGTCGGTCCAGTTGGCACCAATGAAGATGCCCCACGGGGTATTGCCGTTGCGGGTGGTGGTGGGCGTAGCGGCAACGGGGGTGGCAACACCGACCCCGACATTGACGATGTCACCGTTGTAAAACGCGGTAGCAGTGTTAGCGCCGAGGGTGATCATCGTCACCTGACCGCGCACACTGCCACCAACGTCGTAAATGGGTTTCAACCCATACGGAGCGGAAGTAGCTGACATGAGTAAGACTCTCCAGAAGATAGAGAAGTCTCAACAAGCCCTAGTCGTCGGAGAAGTCTACGGCCTTACCTGATTGGAAGGTAGACCGAGAACTATCCTCGACCCTGCCGTGGCGAGGGTCTATCCCTTGGGTGTGCTGATTCTTCGAGGCCTGTTGTTGAGCCCCGCGCAACTGCTTCTTCGTCAGGTCTTCGTAGTACTCTCTGCGCCCTTGCGTGATATAGGCGTGGCGCAGGCAAAGAACCAGATCCCCGATGACGATATTACCTGAGGAATCAGGGAATACGGTGTCTGGATGCTCTAGTACTTCAAACCGCTGCTCAAACTTGACAGGCTCGTAGCCGTCTCGCTTGTGCTTGCCCATATTGCCAGGATCGTCGACACCCGCTTTGATACGGAAGCGACACCACCTGTGGGTCCAGTCAGCACTCTTCTTAACCTTCGGCAGTTTGCCGGGAGGCTCGTACACGTACTTGCGCGATTCTTCCTCGCGTGCATTAAGTGCCCTATCGCCGGGAATAGCGTTGACGGGAGGGGTGATTAGGGTCCGAGGTGCGATTGCCATATTAGCCTCTCTTCACGTACTTCGCGTATTCTTCGAGCGGCACACCGATCTTTCTTGCGGCTGCTGCTTCGGTGGCGGTCAGGACTACTTTCCGTGCGCCACTTACAGCGCCGTTGGTACGGGCGGCAGTAGCGACGGGCGGGCGGCTCACAGTTCTTGCGGCGGGTTGGGTCTTGGCGATATCATTCATTGCGCTAGTTTCAAAACTCTCCGGGAATCTCTTGCGCATCTCTGCGTCAATGCGATTATAGTAAGTCTGTGTTCCCTCTGCAACCCCTTGCTGGACAAGCTCTTGCGAGAAGTCAACAGCGTAGCGTTGCATTTTACGGTCTTCTAGGAACCACGTATTCTTTTGGACCCACTCTACCGTCTCAGGCGGAAGCTGTGGGTCTACTTGCTGGCGTTGCGGTGGGGGAGGTGGCTGGAACGCTGCCTGCGGCTGGAATTGGGCGATCTGCGACCGTTGCTGCGTGATCTCCGCCAGCTTCCGGTTCGCTTCGACTTCCTTGTCGATGTCAGCAGACTCACGGGCGGCGGCGAACTCGCGCTGCACAGAATGAATCTGCGCCTCACGAGCAGCAAGCGCCTCGCGCTGGAGGGACTTCTGAAGTTCTTCCTTCTCGCGGGACAACTGCTCGATCACACTCTTCGCGCCGTTGGCGTATTCGAGAAGCGCCTGGGAGTTCTTCCGCTCCTCTTCGATCTGCCGTTCACGCTCACGCACATGGTACGTCAGCGTCTCGAACCGCTTCTTGATCGGGCGAGGGAACTTCTCGATGTCCTGCGCGTCTTCTTCTTCCTGCGCCTTGATCGCGGCCTCATCGAACGCCGGTCGATCCGATACTACTTCCGGTTCGACTTCGACTTCGATTGGAAGTTCTTGTTCGTCGCCTTCTACGAGGATTTCATCTTCCATTACATATTCCTCCGCACCAGTTCAGGGGCAGGGACCACGGCGGTCACGCAGGCGTCGGCAACCAGGCGATACTCATCGGCTTCAATCTCGCTACCGACCAGCATTCGCTGACCGGCGTAGGGAGCCATGATAGTGATGTCGCCTTCCTTGCATCGCGCACCGGCAGGGAAGTTCTCGGGCGGGTTGTTGAAGCACTCAGGCCCAAGCAAGATGACTTCAGCCAGCGGGCAGGCGTGCTGCTCGTCGGCAATACGGATCTCTGGAACATAGAGAAGGCTCTCTTTGCTCACCTTTTCGCTCAACTTCCGCATCTTCACCAGCATGTACGGGCCACGCGGCTGCGGTAAGTCTTCGATCGCCACACCCGATACTGTGCGGATGGGTTCTAACACTGTGCTCATGCAGTGTCCTCCACTTCTTCATTGTCTGGGATTTTCGACATAACTTCGTCGAACTCTTCGAGGGCCATCTTCAGACCGTAGATGATCCCACATGCGCGGCGATATTGCTCGATGTTTGCACACCGATCATCGGACAGCATGTCCGACTGCGCCGCGATCTTGTCGGAGATTGCGCTATGGTATCTGGTTCGCAGAGTTGCCACGTTGCATCTCCTCTATACGCGCCATCTTCTCGGCGATCTCCGCCATGGCACGCTGCTGGTTGAGCATGAACTCTTGATGCTGCAGCTTCAACTCAGCCAAAAATTGTTCGTTCTTATCGATCGCAGATTCAGAGGCAAGCCGCTCGTTCGACTTAATCCGCTCCATCTCAGTTTGCTGTTGCGCTGCAACCTTCTGGAGTCCAGCCTGGATCTTCATCTGTTCGATCTGCGGCTTCTGCTTGACCGTCTCAGCTTTGATCTGCAACTCAGCTTGCTGCATCTGGATCACCGGATCCTGCGCCTTGGCCTCGGCTTCTTTTGCCGCAGCCTCAGCTTGATGCTTGCCAGCCAGACGACGCGCTGCCTCAGCGATAGCAGGTGCGATGTTCTGCTCGATCTCAGGCGGCATGTGGTCGTCCATCGTCGGCAACGGAACGCCAAGTTCTCGCGCCATATCAATCCGATACTTGAACCCATAATGCTCCGCGTAATGCGCTTGAGCGGCGGCGAAGATCGCGTTCGCGTTCGGGTTCTGCCCAAGCGCGGCGGCGGTCGCTGGGTCTTTAATGTACGCTTCCAGAATCGCCATATGCTGCTCGTGAGGTTGCCACTCGTATACCTTCACCGGCTGCATATTCGTAATCATCTGGTTCTCGGTCACCTGATCGAGCGGCGGGATTGATTCCTTGTCCGGAACAATACGCTCAGCATCGCGGATACCCAGCACTTCCAACATCTTTCGATGCAATAAAGGCAGGTTGTAAATCTGCGGCGCGGTTGCTGACATCTGGATTGCTGACTGGTACTGTGTCACCCGCTGCGGGAGTGTCGCCGCATTCGGGTCGCTTACCGGCAGGATGTCAATACGGTCGTCGAAGTCAGACCGCTTGATCTCGCGCGGACCGTCTACGTCGTAGTCGTAGCTGTCCTTCTTTGAGTCTCGAATCAGACGACCGAGGATCCGGAACTCCAACTTCATCGAGTTATGGAGGCGAGCCTGGACCGCGCTCATCACTTTCATCGCCCGATCCATAATCGCGAGCGTCGTACCTACCGGAGCCTGCGCGGATACGTCGCCGATCTCAACATCAGCAATCGAACCTAGCTTCCGTCCCTCTTCGACCACGTTCTGCAACAGTGCAAGAAGCACTGTAGACGGGTCTTTATACGGCAACGGCATGAAAGACTCGGAGAGCTTCATGCCACTCACGTCGGCTTCACGCCACTCGCCAGGACGGATAGGCGACGAGTCGCCCTTCATCCGCAAGCCCTTCGCCTTCAGTCCACCAGGGAGGTTTGCCAGGGTACCAGCGTCGATAAGCTGGCGCAGGATCATCGTCGCCGCTTTTGCCGACGCGCCAATCAGGTGAAGTAAGCCGTATCCGTAGAAGCCAAGGCCAGGAACGTAGGAGTAGTCGACGTACCAAAGGATCTTCCGCTTGAACGGGTCATCCTCGCGCCAGTTACGATACAGTCCAATAACCGTTCCGCTCTGGTCAAGCGTAATGATATACGGCAGCGCGATGCCATCAGGATCTTCGCCAATATCGATGTCCGCATGGCATTCAAAGAGTTCGATCTCACCGTCAAGCGTCGGCGGCGGGTCTTCCCGGTTGATCTCATCCTTCTTCTCCTGGAGAGACGACGTGACCGGCATCGCTTCATCGACCGGCGCATCACTGTAGAACCCGCTCACCTGCAACCGATGCAGTTCGTTCTTGGATATCGTGAACACTTCGGTGTAGCGCGGCGACTTGCGCAACGATACCGCACCGTAGGGGACGATAAACTTCTCAGCAGGGATATAACGGGCCGCTGGTTCTCCAGTAATTGGATCCGGATACAGCTTCCGGAACGCTGAACCGCAGGTCGCAAGACCAAACAGCAGCTTCTCTGTCTCAGGCCGGTAGTCTTCCAGCTTCTCCGTGAGTTGATAATTGAACTCAGCGACTACCCGCTGCGCCTGCTTCTCGCGATCCTCGGTGATTTCGCCGATAATGTTCGCCTTAGCAGGACCAGACGGCGGGAAAATCTCCATGATCGCGTTCGACTGGAATCGAACAACCGCTTCCGGAATCAGCGTAGAGAACAACCCGCAGGCACCGGGCCATGGGGTTGAAACCTCTTCCGTCTTCATTCCCAGCAGATTGAGGCCCTTGCGATAGGCGTCCTCCCAGTCACTACGCGACATCTTGTCGGCGTCGATCTCCGACCAAAGCTGACTGCCGATCTTCCGCAGTTCAGACTCTTCCAGAGTTAACGCCAAATTCGCGTCAAACGCTACAGTAATCGGCGGAGGCTCTTCCTCGTACCCATACGATCCGTCCTCAAACTCCTGGAGTTCGCCCTCAAAGACAGGCTCCTCCACCGTCTCGATTTCAACGGAGAGTATCGGTTCGTCTTCGATCGGGTTAACGCGGTCGAACATTGATTAAGTTATACCATAGCGCGAAACTATCACCCCAAATTATAGTACGATGCCACGCCCACACTTTCCTCTTCCGTCTCTTCCTCATCCGTCTCAAACCGGATGAACCCACCCTCGCGGAATTTCGCCAGCGCCTGCGACACGGTATCCACGTAATCGTCGTACTGGCCGTTAGGGAACTCGGCGCATTCCTCGATCACCTCTTCCGCCCACGCCCGCTTCGGTGCCCACACAAGGCCGGAGGTAAACATCTCCAGAATCCGGTTTACGCGGGATATCTTGTCGTTCGACGCCATGTACTGGTTACCGGCTGGCTTGTACGCTGTCACTGGCACGCCAGTCTCCCGCAACTCTTGGATCAACTGGATACCCGCACTCTTGTTTTCCACAAGCAGGCAGTCAGGATGCCCGTCTTTCACGACCGATCGGTATTTGCGAACGACCGCCTTCTTCAAGTCAGGGAAGTCCCACTTCCCGCGCTCCGCATCGATCAGAATGATATTGTAAACTCCCTTGTCTTCCTTCGCCGACGTGCGGAATACACCCCAAGTCGTGCAAGCCGAGTAGTTTGACTTGTCATTCTTCGTCGCCGCCATGTCCCATGATTGGATGACGAACTCGCATACGGGGGCGCGCTTGCCGTCCTCCCAGCGCTTCCAATAATCCCGCTTCATCATCGATACGACATCAGCACTCGGATCCTGCTGGTACATCGAGTTCCAGCGCCATGCGCCACCGGGTTCAGACATCATCGTTTCGCGGAGTTGGAGTACGGCAGGCGTCGGCCAGAACTCGGGCCACGTCGACTGCCACTCTGAATCACCCTCAGCGTTCTGTACTTCTTCCAACGCTGGCAAGGTGATAACCTCCCACTGCTGCCCGTTCGGATTCCGCTTCGCTGCGTCGATCAGCCGCCCCGTCAGGTCGTGCCGCGACCACCGCTGCATAACGACAAGGATCGAACCACCTGGATGCAATCGACTCAGTATCGATTGATACCAGTTCCAGGCCATGTCGTAGTCCTCTTTTGACGGCGGTTCCATCTTCCCGTCAGTGCTCTCTCGTTCTGAGTGGACATCGTCCAGGACTAGAAGATCAGCGCCGCGACCATATACGGTCGACCCGACGCCGCCTGCGAAATACTCGCCCTTGTAGTTCGTGCGCCACTTATCCTTAGCAAACGCATCCTTCGATAGCCTAACGCTTGGGAATACTTCCTGATACTCCGGCGTGTCCAGCAAGTTCCTGATCTTGGCACCAAAGTCAGCGGCGAGTGTTTTTACGTTCGTGATGCACATCAGCTTCTTTTTAGGGAACCTGCCGATGAACCAAGCCGGAAACAGGTACGACGAATACTCTGACTTTCCGCGACGAGGGGCGATATTGATAATCAGCCTGACTGCTTCCCCCTCAGCAATCCGATGGAAAGCGTTCTCCAGAATACTGAAATGCCGCCCCGGCAACCGATCCGGATCAATCCGCTTCGCAAACTCCGCAAAGTCCAACCTCGCCCTAGCCACGCCAAACCGCTTAGTCAGCGTAGCGACCATCTGCGCGACCTTCTGCCGCGTCTCAGGCGGCATGGCTTCGACCTTTTGGCGGATCTCCACGTCAGTGAACTTCCCGCCCATCAACTCGCGCATCCGATGGAACTCGGCTATGTCCTCGCGCGCCTTCGCATCTTCATCCACGAATACTGGAACTGGTTCTCGTTTAGGTCTTGCCATTTACCTTGGATTATCGCAGCACAAGCACCCACGCGACATTTTGGAATTCTCTACAGCCTTAGCGATCCTCATATCGACCTCCCGCCGCAGGATCTCGTTCTTCAGGTACACGCACAGATCGAGGGCCTCTTCGTAGGCGTCTTGCAGCGAGTCTCTCCCGTTGGATGGCTGCAAAGCCACGCCGTACTTCTTGATCCCCATTTGCTTGCGCGTATCAAGATCTTCTCGCACGGCGTCAACAGTGTGTCTTTCGTCGGTGTGGATGGGTGGTGGTTGAGTGTTCATTCGGTTTCCATCTCGTATGGGTCGGTGGCGGCGTCAGGAATCTCGTTCATCCCAACCTCCGCTCATCCCACCATGCGGCGTCTTTCTTCACAGAAGCCTCAACCTCCTGCCGCTCGCCAGCAAGTACAGCCCGCCGCTCAGCTAGCAGGGCGTCGAAGGGGTGCCAGCGGCGAAACATATCTGAGGTCGCCCATGGGCCTAATGGATTCACTTCACACCTCCCTTATACTTCTCTTCCAGCTTATTGAACTCCGCCTGCCAATGCGCGTCGGGCTGGCCATCGAAGCCGCATGGCGGAGCCATATAGTGGGCGGCTATGGAGAGCAACAAATAGCTTGCGAGTGCCCCGATCGCAAGGATGATTAGGTCTCGGGTGGTGATCATTTGGACTCCTGTGGCGGAGTGCCGCCTTCGTTCGTGCAGCGCACGGCCTCGTCTTCGCCTGCGCTCATAATGTGTGTGACGTACCTCTCTACGAGATCAACGACGCTGTTTACTGGCTTGTCATTGGCTTGCTGGTGCATTCAATCTCCTATTGACAGTATGCCTTACTTTGCGCAACAATGTCAATGATGGCAAAAATGGGGCGCAAGCCCAAACAGTACCAATGCGGCATGTGCGGGAAATGGATGACCGCCCGAGAATGGCCTAAACACCCACCGACCTGCCCCAGCAAACCCAAATGACGAATATCCCCGACGATGTATACAAAATTCCGCCAGCGCTCCGCGATATGCCGCGCGGCCAAGAGCAACTGGTGATGAACGCTGTGAACAAGCACCCCAAGCGCCGAGGTGAACTTCGATCGGAGTACACACGGCGGATACTGAGGTTGGCGAGGGAGAAATGACCGTACACGTAGTCGTCCTTCAGGACGAAAATACCCACACCTAATGCCACGTCTTCAGTACGAAGGAAAAAGCCACCGCCTTCTCGGCGCAGCAAGGACGCATCGGCCTGTGGATGGAGATCGATCAGTATGAAGTGGAGGTGAAATGACCAACGAGCAAAATGCCCTCATCTGCCGCCTCCTATGCGGCTACGAAGTCCAAGTCTCCCCCGCTGGCAAGTGGTATGTCGTGACGGGGGATGAGACGAAGCCGATGCCGGATTTCTCCACCGACGAGGCTGAATGCACGAGCACCGCTGATGCGATATGCCGTTCTCGCGGAGGAGGGTGGAGTATGGGTCGCGATCGATACATAGGCGCTTTCGGCAGCGTAAACTTCCCGACTGGCGGAGTAAGGCAATACGGGGAAGCGGCGTGCGCGTGCCTCGCCTACTGCCTACTCCAGATCGCGGAGGGGGAGCAGTGATGACCCCCGCACACCTCGCCCTTTCCAAGAAACTCAAAGACCCCAAGCGGCTGGCGAAGCTGCTGGAGGCGCTGAGAAATAATAGGCCTGCCTGGACGATGGGGGTGGCGGAGCCGGAAGAATTGATCCTGGAGACGCTGGAATATATGGGGGTGAAGGTTTGAAACGCCGCAAACAGCCACCCGGCTACTGTACGCAATGCCAGCAGGAGTGGCCTGCTGATGAGATGTCACTGTACAGTCCGTCGACGTGCTGGAGGCACTGCACGGTGCCCGCCAAGCGCATCGAGACGAAGCAGGAGCCTAGGGTGCCGGGGAGTAAATGAAGCCCCTCCACGTCCTCTGCCAAGTCAACACCATCAGCCTTGGCGCTGACATCCCGTGGGCGATGGCCGATATTGATGCTCACCCTTCAGCGTCCGTCAGTAGTTGGCTCCAGCGCCGTGGCCGCGTTGCCAGAGCGTGGCCTCCGGTGGAAGGCGATCGAAGCTACCAGACTAAAATGCTCGACGACCTTCGCGCCGCTATTCGCGCTGGCCGCAAACCAGTCGGCGTTTCCCCATGCGGTTCAGGCAAGGGTCACCTGACCAAACTGCTCGCCCACTCCGCCTATCTTAAAGGCAAGAGCGTGGCTGTCGTTACCGTGCGCCGATTGCTTGTATTCGATCTCTCCAGGCGCTTCGAGGAGATGGGAATACCCCACTCTATTCAGATGGCTGGCGTCAAAGACACCGGCCACAAGACGCGCATCTGCAGCCTAGATACGCTCGTGGCTCGGGACGCTCTGCTCGACGTTGATTGCATCGTGTGGGATGAGGCGCACCTCCTGCTGTCCGAGGCTCGACTGGAGGTCATTGACCGGCACAAGCACATCCCGCAAATCTTCTTCACTGCCACGCCTTGTCGCGGAGATGGGATCGGGCTTGGTCGAGTTGCCGACGTTATCGTGATGGGACCAACCACCAACGAACTAATATCGAAAGGGTTCCTTGTTCCGTCGAAAGTCTGGTGCCCAGACGAGCCAGACATGAGTGGCGTACAGATCACCGGAGACGACTTCAACCAGGAACAAGTGGCGACGGTGATGCTCAAGCGAGGCATCGTAGGCAATATCGTCCAGCAGTGGTTGCATAAAGCGCAACACCTGCCCACAGTCTGCCACGCTGTCAATAGGGCGCACGCCGAGGCTATCGCCGCCAAATTCCGCGCGGCTGGAGTTGAGTCGCTGGCAATCGACGCGAACACGCCAGATGCCGAGCGCGAGGAGGCGTTTCAGCGGTTGAAGTTGATCGCGCGCCCAAAGACAGAAGCCATCCTACTTGACCACGCCGGTAACACGGCAAGGTTCGGATTGTCATCTGACGACCGCGACTGGACTCTAGCCGACGCCGAAGCCGCCTCCTCCAAACCACGCGACAACGCACTCACCCTCCGCCGCTGCGAAGATTGCTTTGCCGTCTTCCGCTCCTACGTACCGACGTGCCCCGAGTGTGGCAAGGAATACGTCGCCACCGGCAGGGAGATCAAAGAGCGCAACGAGGCGCTAGTTGAGTACCAAAAGCAGAAGAAGGCCGAAGCCATCAAGCGGTACGTCGCACGCGCTGGCGACGATGTGAAGATCAAAAAGATGGCGGACTGGTTGAAAATGGCGGAAGATCGCGGGTATAAAAAAGGGTTCGCCTGGGGACGTTTTATGGGATTATTCAAGGAAAAACCAACCCCTGAGATTATCCGCGCCGCGTATGCCAAAATGAGGGCGTGAGCGAAGCTACCAATTTGCAGAATCGGCTCATCGAAGCCGTTCAGAAAAAGTACCCGCTCAGTAGACTTTTCCGTCAGAACGTAGGCTCCGCATACCCCATACAGACATTCAAACGAGCGTTTGAGTTTATCGTGCGTGGGATTACGCCACCATGGTTCCGCCCCGTGCAATACGGCGTCGTCGGATCTGGCGATGTGAGCGGCTGGATCCACATCAATGGAGTAGCGGTGGTGTGCCATATCGAAGTGAAGATTGGCAAGGATACGCAGCGGGAAGCGCAGGAGAAGTTTGAGGCTACCGTTAAGCGCTGCGGGGGGATTTACGTGATCGCCCACGACCTGGAAGGCGGCATGGCCGCGCTCGCCGAGGCCGTTACGAAAATAAAATAGGTGACGGTATTTTGGCGCTTGACCGAATAGGGTCAAGGGGCGTAGACTTGGGTTCTAGCCATACATCAGAGAATCCCAGATGCAGACCACCCCCAGAGTTGCCACCACCGTCCGAATGCCGGACAACCTTCACTACCTCGCTAGGATCGAGGCCGCGAAGGCCCGCCTCACCCTCAGCGACTACATCGTCACCGTGCTTGAAAAGGCTGTTCCGCAGGCGAAAAAGGCGGCGAAATGACACCGGAACACAGAAATCCAAGCACTGGCATTTTCCGTGAATCTCATGGGGAGGCCCGCAATAAAAGTGGTCAGAGATCGCCAGAATATCGCGCATGGGAGTGCATGAAAAGGCGCTGCTTAAGTGTCGAATCAAGAGAGTACAAAAAATGGTACGGATCTCGCGGAATCACGGTATGCAAGGAATGGGCAGACAGCTACCAAGCGTTCTTGCGTGACGTTGGCCGTCGCCCAACCAACAAGCATTCGCTTGATAGGATCGACAACTCTAAGGGGTACGAGCCTGGTAACGTAAAGTGGTCTACTGCTACTGAACAAAACAGGAACCGGCGCAACGTCAGAAGGTTTGAGTTTAACGGGAAGACCCAAACCGCAGACGAGTGGGCCGCTGAAACAGGGATAGACAGGACGGCTATTTGGTATCGGATTGTTCTAGCTAGCTGGCCTATTGAGAAAGCATTAACCACTCCCGTTCGACATAGGGCATAGCCATGACGCCAATCCAGCAAATAAAGGCGTCTTTGCGCGTCGATGAATACGCAAGCAGGTTTATAAAGATCAAGAATGGAACTGCGCTTTGCCAGTGGCATAAAGAGCGAACACCATCACTAAAGCTGCACGCGGCGTACTTCAAGTGCCACGCCTGCGGGGTTGGTGGCGACCTAATCACCTTCGCCTCGAAATACCACTCCATCACCACCTCCGCCGCCATCCGACTACTCGCCTCTGAATTGAATATCCATCTCACCCGACAGCCTGCCGTTCACCCCTACGAAGCGATTAAAGCCCAACGCCTGCACGACGAGGCGATGGAGTGGCGTCGTCTCACCCGACTGCAGATGGTTAACGCTCCCGACTACGAAACATCCATCCCATTCCTCGAAGACTTGGATTATATGACACGCCAGCACATTCTCGCCGCCTACCAAGAGCAGCGCACTACCGAGCAGGCCGCGCTCCTGCGCCAGTCAGCCGCCGACCACGCCAAGCCGACCGTCGAGTCGCTGGTGAAGGAGTTCCTGCAATGGAGCCGGTAACCGAGTATATCGACGACCCGCTTCTCGATGAAGAGGTGAACGAGGCGTTAAAGCAGAACAACCCGGCGATGATCTGGGGTATGACCTCCACACTGGCCGCGATGGACATTGAGGTCTACCAGATAAATCGGACAGCAATCAAAAAATGGCTCAAGGACATCAACCTTTCAGCGCTGGATAAGGCCGTGAAGGCGAAGCAGGTCGTCGAAGAGGACGAACCGGAGGAGAAAGAGGCCCAGCCGAACGATATCGCCGAGAAATTGCTTAAAACCCACGACTTTATTAACGTCAACGACAACCTTTACGAGTACGACGGGAAGAAATGGGTGCCTATCGCGGCATCCAGGCTCAATATTCTCGCTCTTGAGGCTGACGGCAAGAAAACCACCACCAAGAACCGCCGCGCCGAGATCACCTCATACATTACTACGAAAATTTACACAAATAAACACGAGTGGCGGCAGATCCAGCCCTACGAGGTGCCAGTCGCGAACGGTGTAATCGACATCCGTGACATGAAAATGTACCCTCACCGGAAGGAAGATTACCTCCAGACCTGCATACCGTGGGAGTACAACCAGAAGTCCCAGTGCCCTGAACTCATGCGGTGCCTGGACACGTATTTCGGCAAGGACGACGACGGAGAACTCAAAATTGCTGCGCTACAGGAGTATTTTGGCTACTGCTTGATGCCGCACGCCCGCTACAAGAAGGCTTTGCTGTGCGTCGGCGAGTCGGATTGCGGAAAGTCGACCATTCCTTACCTTCTCCGGCAGCTTTTGGGCAGCGAGAACATCGCCGCCGTTAGCGTTGAACATATGGATGACGACCGGAAGCGCGCCCCTCTACTCGGCAAGCTCGTCAACCTGCTCACTGAACTCACATCTGACGCAATGATCGCCGATGGCGGCTTCAAAACACTCGTGTCTACTGAGGAGCCGATCCTTTTCGACCCCAAGCACCTCGCCCCGGTGATGGACATCCCCATCTGTAAGCACGTCATCGTCACCAACAAGAAGCCGCGCATCAACGACAAGTCCAACGCCACATACCGACGCCTTCTCCTGATCCACTTCAACCACGTCATCCCCGCCAGCGAGCAGGATACGACCGTTTGGGATCGGCTGAAGGGCGAGATCGACGGAATTTTGTCGTGGGCTTTGGAGGGGGCGCAGCGACTGCACAATCAGGGTGGCCGATTTTCTGACCCAGGCGTGGCTGAGATTGCTGAGTATCGCGATGACCAGAACCCTATGCTGACCTTCCTTGAACATTACTGCGAACGTGACCAGCACTCTGACACCAGAACCTCAGTCTTCATCGATCGATTCAAGTCATCGATGCCGGGAAGGTGGTCTGCATCGAATATCCTTGATATGGCGCGTGAGGCTGGACTCGTCGTCGAGAAGAACCCGACCTCGGAGGGATCGCAAGCAAAGTACCGCCACGTAAAGGGTGTAAGAATTACATAACACCACGTCGAGGTGAATTCGTAACCGGAACACCCGGAACACGGCAGAAAATGCTGGAGTTCCGGGTTAACTTTTTTAGAATCATGGCTTTAGATGCCGGAACACGCCGGAACGTGTTCCGCTCGCATTCTCTCTCCAACTCCCTTATGCGATATACATACAACACAAGCCTATATATACCTAATTCACCCTTACACGTTTTTATATAATATTATGTTCCAGTGTTCCAATATAATATAAATATAAGAAAAGAAAGGACTTAAGCCGGAACACGACCGGAACACGACCGGAACAGGTTGGAACACGGCTGGAACACGGCCTTCTGAGGCGGATTAACGTGGCACCAGCCCGCTACCACCTACATGTGAACCTAAACTCCAAGGCTGAGTTTATGGTCGGCAAATACGGGTCTCCTAGCCGTCGACCCCCAGGAGAATTTTTGGGAAATTTTTGGGGCGACCCAGGTGGGTAGCTAGGACGTCATTGTGCTTATACCAAATGCGCGGGCGAGGCGGGACACGGGAACAGGGGGGCCGGGTAGGGGTGGGCTCTCGATCGGGGCCGGGGTCGAATCCGGCCTGCTATCGCGGCGCGGTCATACTCTCACCTGGCGAATCTCGGCTCACCTGGCGAAGCGCCGAACCAGAACCTATACCTTATGAGTCGGTGGAATCTGGATCGGTAAACTCAACGCTTGCAACGCTGGCCGATTCGATTAGCTTGGGGGGTTTCGATTCAGGCGTCCCGAGCAAGTTGGCTAACTCGGCCACGATACCCTTTGTACTGTCTGCGTCTAGGGTATGGATATGCCGGACCTCGGACCTGGACACAAAGGCCCCCTTCGCTTTAAGGATTGCCACGGATGCTGCAATCCTATCGCTCGCTTTTTCCGCGTGCTGTGATGCTTCATCTAGACGTAGAAGGTGTACTTCGACGGCTTCTTTGTCGTCAAATAACCATTCTCGACTATTCCAATCGACTAATAGGTCTATGGCTGTCGACACTATGGGGTTACGCAGTACCGCGCACGCCTCAGGCATGAGACTGTCAACGTTCCTATCCTCTGCCACGTCATATGCTTGCCTGTACGCTTCCACCTTGGGCAATCCGGCCGCAACGCCTACCGCGAATCGGCGCTGTTTGTACGTTAGGATTCGCAGGGCACCCCTTATAGCTGGAGGCCATTGTACTGGCGCGTCCGGATCTTGGTTCGCTTGGTCGATAGTCTCACTTGCTCTGGATCGAACGCGGGTTGAACGTTTGAGGTGCTTGCTTGGGGCTTCGAGGTATTGCGTTGCCATGCATACATCGTATGCCATATGGCCCCGGCTTATGCTGGTACCTACTTGCATTACAAGTATTTATACATTGTTTTATCGCTTGACCGCGTTACGGAGTTACCCTACTATGGGGATGTCACCGATTGGTGGCGAGGAGAGAAACCAGATGACCAACACTGAGATTCAAAAACTGATCCCTGGCACGCTAATCGTTAGTGGTCGTCGCGTGTACACTACGCACTTATCAAACTTCCAGAAACCTGGTCCGTATACTTGGACCGTGGAGCGCTACGGCAATACGTTCACTATCGAAGGCGGCAAGCGCGCTGGTGGCACTTCGCGCGACTGGTTTGTGGATTCGCCCACGTTTAACGGTTCCATCGCTTGTACTTCGCTGGTTGATGCGATTCGCATGATTGATGAGATGTAAGCCATGAATATCGAATCCGCTTTCCCTTTCATTAACGCTGCCGAGAAAAAAGTACAGGACGCTATCGGCGTGTTGATGGCGATGCCCGCCCATAACGCTGATCGCATGGCCGCCGCAAAGCAAGCCGATTATGCGGTTGTCGATCTGATCGACGAGCTAACCCGGCTTCGGAATGAAGTCAGAAAGATGTACTAACCATATGCCCCCAACATACCTTCCCCTTTCCTACCGCATCCCTGGTGACACGTGCGGGTTGCGGTGGGATGACTTTGCGGGAGATATTACAGACGGTGGAGAGGAGAGACGATATGACGCATATCATGCTGATCGACAACAAAGACGCCAAGGCATACGGGCGATACTCGCTGGCAGGCAGTGTCCCTATGGGATGCTGCGACATCATTCCCGCTGATCGCAGCGCTGTCATGGGCGGGCGATCATGGCGCAATGATGCGGGCGAAGTGGTGACGTACAAGCAACGCACTTACGCTACGCCGGCTGAAGCGAAGCAAGCGATTATCGACGCCGGCGGTACGCCTTGCAATATTAAGGGGTGTGCTTGTCATGCGTAAAATCGTGCGATGGTTGGAGACCGCCGTGTTGTCAGTAGACTTCCGCACGGATGGCGTATACGTTACGCTGTGCGATCAACGGCAAGTGTACGGCAAGGATTTGAGCGAAGTGTATGGAAAGGCGCATGAGGAGACGATATGAGACTGCACTACCTGATATTCAAGGTTATTCGCGCGTTGCTAACGCTTGACGCTAGACTGCACGGGCGTGAATCGGCATACGCCACCGCTAATGATTTAGCGTGCGAGTTTATAGGGGATTAGTCCTCCCCACCAGCGGTATACTGTGCTGCTGATGGGCGGGATTCCGCTCAACACACACGCGCTAACGGCGCGGAAAAGGGGAGAAAATGACACTACCAACTACACTCAACGTGCTAGATAAGCACAACGGCTTCACAGCCATCACCCGTTCACGGGGATATGAGCGCGATAGCAACGGATGGAAGCGCGTATGGCAGGAGTGCGATACATGCTGGCGTCCGTCGGCACTACTCCGAAAAGGGACTATCGGCACGCTGGTTGAGACGGATGAAAAGTCATTCTACCAGCGTAATAACAATGTAACTAAGGGGATCTATAAAGTTCCCGGATACGGATACCGCATTGCGGTATGGTTTGACAACGTGACGGGCGAACGGATTGCCTAGTCCCATCCCTTTGCGCCATTCTAGCGAGTGGCCATTGGGGAGCGGACTACCGCGCCAATAAGGAGCCGACAATGAAACAATACAAAGACTTCCAGCCTACTGGCTTCGATTGCAATGGCCTTGGCTTACCAGACCAACAAGACTGGTACGTTGCGCCGGTATCGCAAACGCGCGACTCCGGCTGTATCGACCAATCCAATTTCGCCGCCGCGTTACGAATCCTTGGTGGCGAATCGGACACGTGCGAAGTGCATCGTTTTGGACATTGGGGGCCGGGATGGTACGAGATTATCATTGTGAGTCCGGAACGATTGGCGGAACTTGAGGAACTGGAGTCTACGCTAGAAGATCATTGCGTGTTGGATGATATGGATTTGTCGGAACGTGAAAACGAGGAATACCATCGCGCTTGGTCTTCGTTTGGATGGCGTGAGTTTATTGACGCGCTGAAATGCACGTTCGAGTTGCAATGGGATACGGTGGAGCGGTTGCACGATATCCCGGAAGACGCGCTCTTGACGTGGTACGAGTCGCTGGTGCCATCTGGAGACTACTATTCGGAGTCCTATGGCTTCCGTTTCGATAGCGCGATGCGAGATCTGACGCGGGGTGAGGTAGCGTGTTGGATTCGCGGGAATAAGGTGGCGCGCCATGCGTAGCTACATGGGCCACATAATCCACCGCAACACCGGACCTGGTTATCGTTTGCGCTGGTACTGTATCGGCGTAGGCGCGGCGGATACGCTGGCGGGGATGAAAGAGATGATAAGGGAGGCCAAGAATGCTGCAAGGTAACGGACACTTGAACGTATTGACGCCGGATCACAAATCAGTAGTGACGGCGCATGGGAAGCATGACCGCGTGGTGTGCTTCCTCCCCCAAGGGGATGAACTGTATATGCGCGTTGATCTGAAATGGGGCTTAGGTATGCCCACTCCGGCGCAAATGATGGACGTGGCGCGGAAAGATCAAGGCGTGCGAGGTCGATGGACGTTTGACCGCATGGAGCGGTAAATGTGTGGATGTGTATTTTAAGCGCCGCTAGTCCACATTCCTAATTCATTGCAACGCAGTGGCTTAGGGGAGCTAGGATTAGCTCAATGAAGGAGAGGGAAATGCGTATCGTAAAAGTCGATTCACACGCCACAAACACGGTTATCATGCTATGCGTCGAATGTAACCGCAAGTGCCACGCGCCAGCGCAAACCGAGCTTACCGTTACTGGGCCGTTTTTTGATGGTGGGACAAACCGAACCAACTATCAACGCGCATGGGCGGATTTGGACGCGCCAGCGGGCACGTTCTACTGCACGGATTGCGCTAACGACAAAGACCCGAAGACTGTTTCAGGGGTGACGCTATGAAACTCGGCACCTCATATTTTACCAGCTTGCAAGCGGCCTACCGCTATTACAAGCCATACGGCGATAATCACGCCTCAGTGGATCGCAAGATAGCGGAGGGCCAGGTCCACATTGGACGGCCCACGGCTAAAGAGGGCGAACGGCTAACGATAATCGACGGCGGGACACGCTGGGCGATTGTGGGGGCATCAAAATGACACCCGAACAAAAGCAAGCGCTTATCGATCTTTTATGGTCCTCCATGCGGCGCGACAAAGAACACCGCGACCGCGTGCAGACAGGCTGGGGAACTAAGACGCAAGACGGGCTAATTGCCTGCATTGAACGGATTGTACTGAAAGGGGATGTACCGAAATGATTACCACCACAAGACTTTTTGAACCTGGCGACCGCTACCAGTTCGACTTCAAATTGTGCACCTATGCGAAAGGCTGGGCGCAACTCGACACCAGCCAAGACGCCTCTTACTTCGGCACGTGGATCAACCCGACAGAGCGCAAAATTGCGAACTACTGCGAAGGTGACGTAACGGTCCAGACGGCTGAGACGGATGAGGAACTTGTCTCTCTGGTGGCTAAGATTAAGACGTGGAACGATCAACAGGGCCACCGTTTTATCGGGATTGATCCCGGATATGGCGACGATATGATGCAGCGCTTGACGGCGGCGGGGCTAGGCGCGTTTTTATCGGGGGTTGCGGTATGATCCCCGCCAACATGCGCGAAGTCACGAAAGACGAGTTTTTCGCCACGCTATACGCTGATCCCCGCGATATCATGCCAAGCCAGCGCAACGAGTTGTACACGGTTTGGGAGGTTGTCTCAAGCCGTGCGGTGTGGGGGTGGAGCTACCCCGGATGGAAGAACGTCGGAGAGGTTAAGCGGTGGGCGGTGACGCGATGAAACACGTCCGTTTCTACCTCGAACACGACACCCCGGCTAAACGCCGTAAGGGTGAGCATAACGGCAATGTCTTTGCGGCGTGTATTGCCGATAGCCGGGGGCGTAGCGGCTGGGAGGGTTTGGGGGCGGTTTACGAGTACCCAAACTCTCCCGTTGCTGGCACCTCGTGCGATGCGGGCTATCTTCGCCAGTGCAAACGCATAAGCGAGAAGGAAGCGCGGGCGATACATCCTCGATTGTTTGAGAGGTTGGGCGCATGACGGCGGCATACTGCGCGGTGCTACTCCTGGTGGTGCTGGTGGTGATGTCGGTAGATAAGCGCCGCTAGGCCCCATTCCATACCCTGTGACAGAGGGTATGGGCGGACGGCTTAGAGTCGGACGGGAAGGAAGGGATAAATATGGAAGGCTATATTTGCCAAAACTGTGGTACTGACTGGGCCGAAGCCAGCTTGCTACCGATCAATGATGTTTTTGAGCGCGTCCAACCAGGTGACACGATGCCCGATGGAGAGTGCCCTGAGTGCGGCGGCGTATGCTTCGCCGATGAGACGCCGGAGGAGCAAACAGCGGAACGTGTGCGGCGGGCCGCGCCTGACCTGCTGGCCGTTCTGGAGGAGTTCGTCGAAGACGTCGAAACCTCCTACCAGCACGGCGACGAGTTCCCGCACGGCGATGCGTTGGAGATGCTGCGCGTCGAGTGGCCGGATCTGGCAATCACGTATGAGAAGGCCGTGAAGGCTATTGCGAAGGCGAAGGGAGATCAATAATGGACGCGAATAAGTGGATCAAATGGGCCGACTTCGATGACGACGGCGAGGAAAATGGGTGCTGGTGTATTGGCGAGGGCGGTAACCACGTAGCGGTGGCGGTGACCGTTGGCGCGACCGAACAGGAGGCTAACCTGCTCACCGCTGCGCCGGAGTTGTTGGCGGCGCTGGAGCGGGTGGTAGCGTGTGCGGTGGACCCACGGTCACCAGCCATGGACGAAGCCCGCGAGGCCATCGCTAAGGCGAAGGGCTAGAGTCCTTTCCCCTGGCGGCTCCACTGGGGCCGCTTAGGGGGTGGGATTCCGCTCGATGGAAAGGAAGGGAGACTGTGATGATAGTTGAGTTCAGCAAGCACACAAACAGTAAAGCGCGAGGCCGAAACGGGTATTTCACCCCGGCCGAGGCATTCGTAAATGGGTACAGTGAGCGCAAGGGGGACTTCCCTGAGCCCGCACTGGTCAACATTGACATCTACTCCAAGCGTGGCGCACGGACGACACCGGCGATGCTACGGTTGACGTTGGAAGACGCAAAGAAGCTCCAGGACGCCATCGGTGCTGCGATCAGCGAGGCCACCGCATGACCCGCCTAACCAGCAGCGTTCGCCGGGAAACATCCGCAGTTGATTTAATCCAGCAGTTGGATTAAAGTATAAGGCATGAGCATCAAGAAAGAAAAAGCCATGCCTCAATACCCACTCGCAATAAGGTCAGAGAAGGAACTGCTCTCGATTGCCGCTACTATTCACAGTGAAAAAAGGGCTAAATATAGCGGCGGGAGGAATGGGGGTAGGCCAAAGTCGCTGCAATATTGCGATTGCGGCCAATACCCAATAAAAACCAGACCAGCAAAGCATAAATGCGATGGAGTGTTTGGCCATGTATAGTGATCCATCTATCGCCAGTAAACCTTGCAGTGAATGCGGAGCCATTAAGCCGCTAAGCGGTTTTTCTAAACACAAGACGAACAGAGACAGATTGGAAACTAGGTGTCGGGAATGCCGATCAATAAGTAGGTCCAACTACAGGGATTCCGTAAAAGCTAGATGGGTGAAGACGAGAGCGGAGTTTCGCCAATCAACAAACTTGTTTAGGTGCGCTTCATGCCTCAAAGAACTACCCAATAAAGCGTTTAATTTTATTGCCAATTGCGTTAGCGGTATAGATTCCATGTGCCGTGAATGCCGGATGAAAAGAGACGCTACTGACAGGGCCAGGAATATCGAGGTTGTAAAGGAGTATCACTTAAACTACTACCTGTCCAACAACGAAGAGATAGTAAAAAAGAAGGCTGCTTACGATAAAACAGAAGCGGGTAAAAGAGCGCGACGGGTGGCTAATGAAAACCGTAAACGAAACCACCCAGAGAAATACAAAGCGAAGAGAATTTTCGACTCAGCGGTTAAGTTAGGGAAGGTAAAAAGGGAACCGTGCGAAGAGTGCGGGAACCTGAAAAGTGAAGGACACCACGAGGATTACAGCAAGCCATTAGACGTGATCTGGCTGTGCCGTTTTCATCACAGGATCAGACATGGGCAGTTTAGAAGATTTACCGAAAAGGAGAAAGAAAAAGATGACTCAGATTTCAAGGCCGGTGAAACGAGAGACTAGATCGCAAGTCCAAGGACGGGTTTTGATGGTGGAGTTGAGCCGCTACTCCATCACGCTCCGGCAGAAGGGGAAGCGAAGCGGGTATAGCGTGCCGTTGGAGGCAGTTTTCCACCTCGGCGGTAAGATGATGCGGCGGGAGTTGGATGCGGCTAAAAAGGTGAAAAGGGGGAGTAAATGAAGAAGCAGTCTACTTGCGCACCTCGGTTAGACACTCCTACGGACAGGAAAGGTTTACCGCGTGGCGTGTGCCGTTTCTGTGGCCGCAAGGCAATAGCGCCAAACTCGCGGATATGCAGTGATGGGGCAGAGATATTAGCTAGGGGTGAGAGATGAAGTCCACGAAGTGCCATATCTGGAAATACAACAAATACGCACGAGTTAAAGTCGGCCCATGGCTTGCTATGCTCCCAGGAAAACTGAACGTCTACCAATTCTCCACTTGGGAAGAGGCTATGAGGTTTGTAAACACTGAGGGCGCAGGTAAACAGGGGTGCCGGCCATGACCCCCGCCACCCTGTCCTACCTCCTCCGCCTTGCCATCGCCGACAGGGATAAGTTGGCGCTGGCCGCGCTAGGCGATGACCGTATGTCGCCTGATTGGGGCGAGGCTGCGGCGGCGGTGAGGGAGTTGTTAACATTACGCCAAAGGAGGGACGCCTAGACGACACAGCGAAGCGCTTTAGCTAGATTCAGCAGTACGCACTAGCCGTCAAACTAGTGCCGCTGCTTAGGCCCATCGAGGTGGGTCTAGGAAGCGAAAAAGGAGAGAGATGTCACACTACCACTTAGAGATCATCATGCCGCCTGTTGAGGATGTAAAGGCAGCGGTCGAGCAGATCATGAAGCCGTTCAATGAGGGAGCGGAGGACGCTAGCGACTCGTTCTGGGACTGGTACGTCATAGGTGGCCGCTTCGCCGGGGCGAAGCTGAACTATGACGAGACGAAGGAGGAGGCCTTCTACGCATGGCTGAAGGAGGAAGGCGTCACTGTGAGCGGACTACAATGCGGGAAGCAGGAGTTGAGGCCGAACACACAATCGCCAAAGGTTGACGCGAAGTGGGCGGAGATGTTCCCGGAGTCCGGGTTGACGGTTTGCCCGCTGTTCTCGCACTACCATGACCAATACGAGGACAGCTTACATCCTCCTGATGTGACGCGGCTGGGGAATGTAGCGAAGGACTTGACGGCGTTCGCCGTGATCGTGGCGAAGAAGGCGTATAAAGGCGACACGCTGGAGGCTGAGTTTATGATCCACCAGTATATGTGGAACGGCGTCACCCACGTTGATACGAAGTGGGATGGGCTGGTGTCGTCGGCGCTGGAGATCCACGCGAAGAAGCTGGAGGGTTATCGGGAGGAGTACAAGGCTGAGGTGACGCCGACCGATGATTGGTTGTGCGTGACGGTGGACTACCATTCGTAGCTGGGGCTGGGGCTTTCAACAGCCCCGCCGCCTATGCCTCTTCCGTTCGAGTGTGAGAGGGGGCAGAGGTGGCGTAGAACGCCTGAGAGGGAGAGAAGGATGACGTATTTATTACTGGGTTTGATCGCCGCGCTAGGCGCGTTCCAAGCGTGGCAGAGGAGAAAAGCATGAGCACCGCAAAAAGCATGGCCGTTCTTGAAGAACGCCACGCCTACCTGATCCGCAAGTTCGAGGAAACACGGTCGTCGTATGTGATCGCCGAGGCGGTCGCGGTCGAGCACGCCTTGGATGCGCTGGCGGAGAAGCTGCTCCGCGATCGTGTCGCCAGGGCTGCGCGTCACGCAATGTTGCAGCAGTTGCCGGGGGCGTCATGCTGATCGGCCTGATCGTTTGGGTGCTGTGCCTGTCGCTGTTGTGGAGGTTGGCGAAGTGACGAGTAGCCGTATGCACTGGGATGACATCGCCCCGTATATCGGCACCGACTGGGTAAGCCGGAGGGCGCTAATAGCGTCCTCTGGCATCACGTCGGGCAACGTGCAGCGGGGATTAAACTGGGGTCGGGATCAGGGGGTGATCGAGGAGGGGTTCGAGCGGAATGGGTCGAGGGTGGTGTCGAGATATCGGTTGCGGAATAGTGGAAAGGGTGTATGATTGTGTAGGATGACACAGAAGCAAGCTGAGATCGTGGCGCACCTACCGGCAACGGCGTCAGCAGTGGCGCGGCTCGTCGGCAAGGTGCCCACCAACGTACACACTACGCTGGTCCGGCTGGAAAAGGCTGGCATCGTCCGCTCGTACTACGTCAAGGCTACGCGGGTGTTTGTGAAGGCAGAGAAACGGTTTAAGAGGAGAGAAGAATGGGAGCAACCTGCACAGTCCTAACCGGCCTACTGGTCGCCGCTATCGGGGCGATCATCTGGGCTGACGAGTGGGTGGATGAGGACAAGCGGTGGATCGCGTTGGTAGCGTGCGTGACTCTCGGCGTCGGCACTATCCTGCACGCGCTGGGGGTGTGGTGATGGAAGAAACACTACGCAAGCTCGACGAGTTGGCGCTGGAGTTGAAGCTGCTGACGACGGAGATGAGGGAGACAGGAGTGGTGTGGAAGCAGGATGTGGTGGATAGAGTTGACGAGATAAAGCGCTTAACGCTCACCCTCTAAACACCACCGCCGCTGCTGATAAAAGGAGATGACATGGTAAAACAACTACTCAAAGAGATGGACCGCATCACGCTTGTGTTAACCGAGATGACAACGCTCGCGTGCGAAGCCGATACCGATAACGGCGCTGTTGGCGCTATCGTTGGCATGGATCAGATGATTGTTGATCTTGAGGCCATGCGGCGCACGGTAATAGCGTTACACCGAGGTGGAAAGTGACACCGTATTACGACGACGGACTAATAACCATCTATCACGCTGACTGCCGCGTGGTGCTGCCGACACTGCCGAAGGTGGATCTGGTGCTGACGGACCCGCCGTATGGGATTGGGGAGGCGGCGGGGAAGAATAAGAGTCGGGGCAAAATGGCGGTATCGAAAGATTTTGGCAACCTTGCTTGGGATAATGAACCTCCACCGGCATGGCTATTTGGCCTTATGACAGAGATGTCAACTCACCAGATAGTATTTGGCGGGAACTACTTCCCATTACCACCATCGTCGTGCTGGCTTGTATGGGACAAGGATAACGGAGAGACAGACTTTGCTGATTGTGAGTTGGCGTGGACCAATCTACCCAAGGCAGTACGCCGATTAAAATGGCGATGGCAGGGGATGTTACAGGAGGACATGGCGCACAAGGAATACCGCGACCATCCAACACAGAAGCCTGTGCCTGTCATGAAGTGGGCACTATCGCAAGCGCCTGACACGGTGAAGACCGTCCTCGACCCGTTCATGGGTAGTGGGACAACACTGGTGGCCTGCAAACAGGCTGGCATCTCGTGCATCGGCATCGAGCGTGAGGAGAGATATTGCGAGGTGGCGGTTAAGCGGCTGGCTCAGAGTTGCTTATGGGGATAGAGTACGTCAGGGAACAGCAACGGCTATGCGCTAAGAGGTGGCGTAAAGATAAGAACAAAGGTGCATGGGATGGGTTGTGCGATTGGCTGATGGAGGAGTGCTTGATACTACAAACACCACCGCCGCCCAAGGAGATTGAAGGCGGCGGGGTGGAGGGAAAGAAGAGAGAACACCATGAGTATACATGAAGAGTTGGTTGCCTGCATTCAGCGGGCGAATGAGGCGGCACTGGCGAAGGAGTACCGGCGCGTGCTGCTGACACTGGAACATGCCGTGTTTAAGGCGATGCTGTTGGAGAGGGAGGGGAAAGATGAGCATCGAAGGTGCGCGTAGTTCACTCCTTAAAACAATGCACATGGACGCCGAGGGTCTGTTCCCTGACTGTATCCGCGACCGGATGCTGTCGGTGCCGTGCCGGAGGATGTTGCGCGAGGTGCATGGCGGCAAGTGGCGGGCTATCTGGTACTGGGTGTGGACGGATCTGAGGACAGGCTGGATGCTGCTGAGGATGCGGTTTTATTTGACGAAAGAGGAGAGGGAATATGAATAACGAAACCTGCACAGTCACCATCGCCGACATCTACGGCGCGGAGTGGTGGGAGCGGAATAAAGCGGAGTTGGATCGGGAGTGGGAGTGGGAGTTTGGGGTGGCAGATAAAGATGTGATGGTGTCGTCTATCCATGGGAAGACTCTCTTTGAGGCCCGGTACAACGAACTAACGCGTCAACTCCGCATCATCCTCCACCGCCGCAAGCCGAAGCCGCCGACTCTGCGGGATGTGTATGGCGTGGATGAGGTTACGATCCCGGCTGGGTGGGAGTGGACGGGGGAGTGGAGATTGCCGACAGTTGGGGAGTATAGCCGATACATCGGAGGCAATAGCGTCATGGATTGCGGTGGCCTACATAAAGGAAACGAATACCGCCTCATCCTCCGCGAGCGCCCGAAGAAGGTGTGGTACCGGGCGGAGGAGCCTCCGAGAACCGCTTACCCTATTGACTGGGTGTGGTGCCCGACATCTGTCCAATGGGTGCAGTGGGGAGCCGCGTGGCCTTCGTGTAACCCCTACCTCTGCGCCACCCGCCACGAGGAGATCGATCAGACGGTGCAGGTGGTGACGCAGGCGGATATCGATAAGGTGACAAAATGAACCCCATCCTAGCCCGCATCCAAAAACGCGCCGCCAGTGGCGCATGGCACTCGCGCTTCATGGCTGCGCTTATCACGGCCTCGCTCTACGCGCTGGTGCTGTCGCTCGGCAGGCTGGCATGGCTGGTGGTGACGGCATGACTACCGTATCCAGAGCGGGGGATCGGATTACGAAGATCCGGTTCCAAGTGACGAGCGACAAGCCGTTCCATCAATATCTGTCGATCCTCAACGACATGCCCGACGATAAGGCGAAGCGGGAGTGGATCGCCGGGGTGACACAGTTGGTAGTTGGGGTGGATGGCTGGGCGGAGGTGACGCCGCGATGACGCACCTCTGCCACATCTGCCTGCTGCCGATACCTCCGAGCATCGTGACGCCTAAGCATCCATTGTTTGGGACGAAAGACCATGTAGTACCGAAGTGTGCTGGCGGCACCAACGCTAAGGCGAACCTCGCACCGGCCCACTACTACTGCAACCGCAAGAAAGGGAATGGCGTGGTGACGCATGAATTGATGCTCCACTGCTCCAACACTATCTACCGTGAGTTGGGCAGGGCTGGGATAAAACTCAAGCTCATTAACCCTATTCACTTCAACCACCTGCACGCGATGATCGAGTATCTGTGCGTGCAGGTGGTCAACCTGGAGGATGAGATGGAGAAGATGTACAGGGAGAGGGGGTTTGCGCGATGATCCAACGACTACTCTGCCTCCTGCCATGGCCGTTCTGGTGTCACACCCCAGAGGTAATCGAGACATACGATGCGATGACGCGCAAGCTGCGCTGCACCTCATGCAACATGTACTTTGCCATGAGTGACCGGCACGAAGCCGTTATGCCGTGGGATGAGGAGTACGAGCGCATCATCTGTGACACGCATGGGATTGGGAGGACGAAGGTATGACACTAGAGCAACTACACATCCTCCAACACGCCCTCGGCGTCGATGAGTACGGGCAAGGCAAGCATTACCGCACCCACTTTTGCGCTGGCGGCGATGATGAGGCGACCTGCCGCGAGCTTGTCGAAATGGGTTACATGGAGACGTTCTCGCGAGAATACTTGCCCTACTACAACTGCTACGTCACTGAGGCTGGTAAAGCGGCGATGGCGGCGGAGAGTCCGAAGCCTCCGAAGTTAACGCGAAGTCAGAAGCGGTACCGCGCATTCCTCGACCACGACAGCGGTATTCGGTTCGGTGAGTGGCTGAAGGTGTACGGCAAGGAGGTAATATCATGATCACCCACTGCCGCATGATCTCGAACGAAGGCGACATCCGAGAAGGGCTGGTCGAACTGGAAGTGAAGTCGACGTGGTTCGGCTGGCACGCGGTACCGCCGAAGAAGTTCGATGGGTTTGAGTTCGATCACTTCAGCGAGTTGGGTGTGGCCGTGTACTTGGAAGTTGACTCTCTCCACTAAATCCACTACACTTAATTGTGTTCAGGAAGCAATCAGTGGAGATTGACCCGGAAAAGTGGGCGCAAGCGAAGGCGCTCGCAGCTATGGACAGGAAGACGATTCGCGATTGGCTGGACGCGCTGATTGCGAAGGCGATTGAGAGGAAAACATGGAAGACCCACAAGTAATTGCAGGCTTCGCATACGGAGGGCGCTGGGGCACGGCTAAGCCGACAGCCAGGCTCACCATGCAGCAAGCCTGCGAAGAGATGGCGCTGTATTGGAACTGCACGCCGGAGAACGCCCGCGAGTCGCTATTAAAGCACGGCTATGCGTCGTCGCCGCTTCGAGACTGGCGGGTGGTGGATCGGGGATATAACGAGGATCAGGTGTGGTAGGAATCACCTCCAACCCATCCGACCGCAAAGGCTTCGTCGGCGGCAGCGATATCGCACACGTTTTGTCGCTTGAGCCATACGGGTGCCAACGCCTACTGTGGTATCGCAAGTCTGGTATTGAGCCTGACCGCCCGTTCCAGATGTCAGGAGCGATGGAGATTGGCGTGGCAATGGAAGAGTACGTTGCCGACAAAGTGCAGGCGTTGAAGGGATGGCGTCTCATCAAGCGCGCCGCTCGCTCTGATAACCATCACGGAGTTCATATCGACAGAGAGATCCAGAAGGCGCGCGAGACGCCTGGGATAGCCGAGATCAAGGTAGTTGGCGATCAGACGTTCTGGAAATGGATGCGCCAAGGCGTCGACGTGGGCTACGTGCTGCAACTCCAGTGGGGTATGAAGTTGTGGCAGCGGGACTGGGGTGCTATCTGCGCGTGGAATCGTGACGCTGGCGGCGATCCGTATACTTTCGAGTTCGAGTACGATGCCGACCTTATGGCGAACGTCACGAACGAGGTCAACCTGTTCTGGGATATGGTCGAGAACGGTCAAATACCGGCAGTGCTGGCTGAGCGTGACAGCCGCTGTGACGGTTGCGAGTACGGCGCGTTGTGCCGCGAGCAGGAGTGGGAGAACGTCGAGGACAACGGGCTGATCCAGATTGAGGAGCCGCCAGACTGGAAGCAGTTCCGGCAACTGGACTCGATCGAGAAGGAGGCTGAGAAGGCGAAGAAGGCGCTGCGTCCTGCGATCGACAAGGCCATCGGAGATAATGCGGTGGTCCGTATTGGCAACGATAAGGTAACGTCTGCCCCTCAAGAGTCCTGGCGGATCGACGTTGACAGGCTCAAGAAAGAGGAGCCTGAACTGGCAATGAAGTATATGTATCGGTCGATGTCTCGACCGTTGCGTGTGTACCCGATAAAGGAGAAAAAATGAGTCCAGCAGTAGAAGAAGTTGTAGTCCAGGTGCAGGAAGAGGCACCGAAGAAGACGCCGATGAACGCGACCATCGAGATGATGGAGTCGATCATCAGCGAGACAGCCCGCAACCAGTACGAGCAGGCCGTGGCCGACCGCTACATGGCGCAGACCTACGCCAAGGGCGCTGGCATGAGCGAGGATGACGCCCGCACGATCATCGCCTTGGGGCGTGATTACGGGTGGGGCGCAGCGCACTCTCTGACCCGCTTGTTTATGCAGGGTGGTCGGCCCCGGCTGTTCGCCGAAGCTCGCGCCAATATGCTGGCGCAGGCTGGGTACAAGTGGTTTCCCGTAACCCACACGGAGGCGGAATGCACGTACCAATTCAAGTACAAGGGCGAGTGGATGCTCGACGTGAACGACAAGCCGCTGCGCGTCACATTCACTGCAAAGCAAGCTGAGAAGGCTGGCTACATCGACAACTCGCGCGGCAAGGACGGCAAGAAGGGGAACTACGACAAGATCCCTGAGAACATGCTGTTTGCTCGCATGATAACTAACTTCCACAAGTGGCACGCATCCGAGGTCGACGGCGCTGCGATGGCCGACCCGAACGAGCTTCTCGACGCAGTTGTGTCGGAAACTGAAAAGAACATCGCCGCCAAATCGGCGTCGAAGGTTGACGAATTGAAAGAACGCCTTGAGGTGGCGAAAGCATGATTGAAGCAGAGAAGTATTACACCGGCAAGTTCGCCGACTTTGAGATCGTTTCGGTTGGGCAAGGCGAGACGCAAGCCGCCAAGTTCACCATCGACATCCCCGGCGAGGGGAAGCACGGCACTCTCGTGTTCCTCGGCAATAGCAAAGGGAAGGATGGCATGACGAACAGTGAGCGCCTGCGGGAACGGCTGATTGAGTTTGGCTGCGACCGCAAGCGGCTGGCTGGCCCTGGCTGGAGCGACCATATCAAGCTGGCGCTGGCCGACCGCGACATCCAGGCCAAGGCCGAGGAGTACAAGGGCAAGGTCAACCTGAAGAACATCTATGTCCCCGGCGACGGCGCGGGGCTGAAGGTTATCGCGGTTGAGTCGTCGCCGTTCGGCGAGAGCAGCAGCGACGATTCGGTACCGTTTTAGCAATCTCTAACAAGCGCATGACCCCCGTTAAGGGTACATTACAGAAAGCAGAGGCCACCTCAGTGTAAAGGAAGCCGGTATCCTGGGAGGTTTCCCGGCAAAAAGAAAGCTACTCGAAAGGGTAGCTTTTCCTTTTTATGCATGTTATATTATGTTCAATGGCGAAAGCAAAACGGAAAACAGAACACATCACGCTCCTGGTTGATAAGCAGGTGCTGAGAGCGGTGTCGGCGCGGTGCGCTGACTTGTCGGTCACGCGGTCGCAGTACCTGCGGGACTTGGTGGTGAAGGATCTGGAGGTGAAGAGTGAGTGACGTATTGAAGATCGTGGAGGAGGCGCTGGTGGAGAGTATCCACCGAATGAAGATGGGTGGCCTTGTACCGTGCGCTGAGGCTCACGCCGCCCTGACCGCCCTGCGAGGGCTGGAGTGGAGGCCGATTGCGGATTATCCCAAGGATGTCTGCTGCGGGGTGATGATCGGCAAGATTGAGAGCGACGGTAATTGGAATCAGTTTTTTGCGGCACAGCTATCAAAGCAGAAGGTCATTGAACTGGGTTGGACCCACTTCTGCCGCCCTCTGTTGCCGACGCCGCCGAAAAGGGAAGCAAAGTAATGGAGGTCGCACTGGCTGGCTCTGCGTGCCTATTTGGCATCGCCTACCTGCGCTGGAAGCCAACCCGCGCTAGCATCTGGAACTACATCGCAGCCTGGGCGGCGGCGAATCGGGACGCGGCGATTACGCGGGAAGCGCGGAAGCGCGAGTATTTGGCGGCGGAGGTGGTGTGATGGTCGAGAAGACACTAGGGCGGGTGGCGCAAGAGGCGTTCTGGAATGCTACCGGGCCTACATCAGCAGACGACTGGGATGTTGCGGTTGACGCGGCCATTCAGGCCCACGAGGAGCGGCGGTGGCGGGCAATTGACACTGCTCCCAAGGATGGGACGCAAGTGTTGTTATATATGCCTCCGTTCGACGAGTGGCCGAATTACATCGGGATATCGCACTGGCATAAACCACCGACAGGAGGTGGAGTGTGCGTGATCCGAGAGTGAACCCGCAGGCTGGAGACGTACTTCAAACGGTTCACGATGAGCCTGCGTACGTTGTCCGCGTTGAAGGCGAGAACGTCATCTGGACGAGCCATATGGAAAAGACAACCCTGTCAACATGGCGTGACTGGCACGGCACGCCGGAACCATCGGAGGTATTACATGTCGCAGAATCGTAGCGCGGAGTGGTTGCGGGGACGGATCGCGGGCCTCGCACACGTGGCGAGCTGGGGCTGGTCGGATCGCTGGAGCTGGCCTGCGCCTATCCAGGGAGAGTACGACCTAATGGAGCGCCTCCTCGCCGAAGCCGAAGCCCGCGAGGAAAGCGTGCCCACGGCGGCGGACCTTGCCGTGGCGGACGAGCTCGACATGCTGTCCGCGCACATCCAGGAGTGCATTGAACCAGACGACGCCCGTGACGACATTCGGCGTATCTGCCGGAACCGGGCGAAGGATCTACGGCGCGGAGTGAAGCGGGGTCCGTCAGCGGCGGAGGTGATCGCGGCGGCGGAGCGGGCTCTACAAGACTGCCGCTGTGTAGTCAACATCGTGTGCAATGACCATGAGTATTCCGCTCCGGGAGATGCCGAAGCAATGGCGAAGGCTAACGACACTATCACCCTCATCGAAAAGTGGAAAGAGGCCCAACGTGGATAAAGCGAAGCTCGACGAACTGGCGCGGCTGTTAGAGGCGCTGCCAAAAGGAGACTGGCGTTACACAATCTCAAAAGCCGGTCGCCATCAGATATCTGCCACGGGCGGAACAAATGTCTGCATGATGTGGAGTACGTTTGAGTATCCCGCTAAAGAAGCTGGACCTGCTTTGTGCGCCATCCACAACGCCTTCCCCGCCATCCTGGAGTACGTGCGTGGGTTGGAAATAGAACTCCAAGGTTGGCGACATGAACGCGCAATGACGCTCACCGCCTTTGCTCACGTCCGCGACGGTGGAGATCCGGCGCTTATCGGGCATCCAAATGGCAGCGTGTTTGGCGATGCGTTGCGGGATATGCTTGCCCAGCAGCGGCGGGAGGGTGCGGCGGAGGAACTAGAGCGACTGGCCGGTGCGGATATGGAATTGAGATCGATGTTTCTGTCCGAGAACGAGATGGGGTTACGAGCGTTTAGCCACGCGAAGCTAGCAGACGATTTACGGCAAGCGGCCAAGCGGTTACGGGAGGCGAAGTGATGGGACCAGATGAAGTTCACGAAATGAACGAGGCAATGCATGAACTCTTCAAAGGAGCGCATTTAGTGGGCCAGCATAAATGGAATGCCCTCACCGCCGAGCGCGACCAACTCCGCGCCGAGGTGGAGCGGCTGCGGGAAAACAGTGCTGGCTTGTATGTCAGCAACACTCAACTGCAAGCCCGCGCCGAAGCCGCCGAGCGGGAGCGCGACGAGGCACAGGCGCACGCCGAAGACCTGAGAGGGGCGTTGCAGTGGATTCAGAAGGTGGACGAAAACGGCGAGTCTCGGAGGTGGCCTGAAATTGACGAGCGTATCCGAACCGTGACCGCCCGCACCCCGGCGCAGTCGCTGGCACGGATTAAGGCGGAGGCGTTAGAGGAAGTCTCGAAGGAACTGCGAACCACGATTGACCATGTGATGTGCGGGTGTTACAACGACAGCGATATCGGCGGATTGCAATTGGCTTTAGCCAAAGTAGCGCAACTTGGAAGTAAGAAGGGCGAGTGCCTGAAGTGCAGTTACGCTGCCATCGACGGCAAAAAGGTCGTATACCAACGATGCGCCGATTGCGATGCCGAAGCCGACCGACTGGAGGCCACCGATGGACGCTAAACGACTGGAGGCTCTCGTGTCGCTCTGCGACGCATACGCCGCTGACCATGACGCTGGAATCGCTGATTACCTCAACACCGCCGACATCGCCGCCCTCGCCCGCTGCGCGAAGGCGTGGGCGAAGTACGCACGCCTTAAAGGGCGGCTTGAACTGGACGACTCGATGGCTGTCTATCTGTTTCCAAAAGGAGGCGGGACGCACGATTACACTACTGCCGACACCGCCATCGCCGCCGTCGAAGCCGCGCCGGAGGTGAAGCCGTGAGCGACCGCAAAGCCTACGTCGCCGTCGTCAAGCCACGGCGCGGAGATGTCTGGAAGTCGAAGGTACTGCGCCGGATCGTCATGGGCAAGCGTCATGGCGTGGTTGTAGTTGAGACGAGTGGAGGAGGCAGGATGACGACGATTGAGTACATGGAGCTTCTCAAGTTCACGAAATGGGCGATGGGCGCGGAGTTACTGAGAGGCGTGAAGTGATGCCAACTAAATGCCCGTCATGCGGCTGCAAACGGCTGCACCATGCCTACATGCTATACCCGATCTTCAAAGGCGCGTACTGCTGGGAGTGCGGCGAGTTTATCGCTTTGTGGGGGACGGCAATCAATTGGGTGATGGAGTGGGTCATTGCTCCATTTGCCGAACACTTCCCGATTGCAGTATCGGACAAGCAGATTGGTGGTGCGGAGTGACCAGCCGCATCCGCATGGCCCGCAAGCGGCTGGGTATTGCGCGGGAGAGGGCACTATCGGCGAATGACCGCTACCGAGTTACGCTCGGCATGGTCGAGATCTACTGGGATGACCCGTATTTTGATCGCCAGTGGCGTGCCGTTCACCGTCACGCAAAAAACCTCCGCGCCATCGAGCGAAGAAAGGATCGGATTGCGTAGTAGTGACTTGCGTGATAAGATTTATCTATGACAAAGCAAACTCTAATCTCGTTTCGCATCCCGGATAGTCAGATCAAGCCGCTTCGCATTAAGGCCGCTGAAGCCGGGTTCAGCGGTGTATCGGCGTTCCTTCGCGCCTACATTGAAAAAGTGGTATCGAAGCAGTAAAGCTGGAGGGTGCATGAAAAAGAGCGCAATCGATAGATTTATGGGGCGAGTCATCCCAGAACCAAACTCAGGCTGCTGGCTGTGGACTGGCGGAACAAACGGAGTTGATGGGTATGGGGCATTCTACGCGAACGGCAGAATGATACCAGCCCACCGCTTTATCCTCCAGCATCTTGGGCTTGAGATACCAAAAGGTCTGTTTTCCTGCCATCGGTGCAATGTGAAGTCATGCTGTAATCCATCACACCTGTATATCGCTGACAACAGAACCAATTTACAGGACGCTACCCGTGACGGGCTTATGATTAACGGCAATGCCAAGAAGCGGAGATGCCCTAGGTGTGACGACGAGTTCAGCTTCAGCAAAGCAGGATTTAGATTCTGCCGTCGATGTAAGGCGATATACGGAGCAAGGAAATATCGAGAGATGCGGGATAAGCGCATTTCAGAAGGTGTGGTATGAAGACATTGAGACTCAACCGCGCTGAATCAGCCGCCTACGCGAACGGCGAGCGGCGGTTCTGGCGGGCGATGCGGAAGCAGCCGGACGAGCGATACAACGACACCTCGCTGTGGTATCCGGACCGCTACAACAAGACAGACGAGTGGTGTTTCTGGGGCAAGCGCGGCACGCACAAGCAAAACATGTGCGGCAACCCGTTTTTCACCTGCCCCTACGGCAAGCCCGACGACGGAATCAATATCGGATTCTTTGGGTGCGTTCCGACAAGTTACACCATCGCCGCCATCACCGTCGAGCAGCGCGACGGGCGATGGGGCTGGGTGATCCAGGTATGAAGCCGCCATTGGTAGTTTCGTATGGCGGTGGCGTGAACTCAACTGCCATGCTTGTTGGGTTTCACGAGCGAGGGCAAAGGCCGGACCTAATCCTGTTTTCTGACACTGGCGGAGAAAAGCCGGAGACCTACAGCCATATGAAGGTTGTAGACGAATGGCTCGCGTCTATCGGCTGGCCAAAAATAACAGTGGTTTCCGTGGCGGACAATCCCAACGCCGTCGCAAAAACTCTAGAGGCGCAATGCCTTCGCATGGAGACGCTTCCTTCTATCGCCTACGGATTCAAGACCTGCTCTCAGCGATGGAAGGCTGACCCGCAACGCAAGTTCTTCAATAACTGGGAGTTTGCGAAACCGGCGCTAGCCGATGGCCTGAAGATCCGACAGGCCATCGGCTACGACGCTGGCGAGTCACATCGCAGCTTAATGGCTGATCCAAAAACGGAGTTTTTCTTTCCACTCCGCGAATGGAACTGGGGACGCAAGGAGTGCATCGAGGCGATTACTCGCGCTGGGATTCCGGTTCCGGTTAAGTCTGCGTGCTTCTTTTGCCCATCCTCGAAGAAGGGAGAGATTCTGAAGCTACGCCGCGAGCATCCGGATTTATTCGCCAGGGCCGTGGAGATGGAACGAAATGCTCAGTCGAAGAATACAGCCGTCAAGGGGCTGGGCCGGAACTGGTCATGGGAGTCGCTGGCGGATGCCGATGATGCACAGCTACGGCTATTCACGGAAGTGATCGAGACGCCATGCGGCTGTTTTGATGGCGAATCAGACGAGGAGGAAGTATGCAGTCTGTAAATCGCTGGGGCTGGTTGCTGGAGGTGGGGGCGTGACGAAAGCAGAACGGCGCGATGCCTACATGGAGGCGCAGAAAGCCATCACGGCGCTAATGAGTGACGCGAGCACGGACGGCTCGAAGAAGTGGACGGACGCGGCGCGGGAGGCTATCAACACGGCGTTTGGGTACGAAATTTGCGCGGGGAATGTCGAGTTTCCGAAGGTGGAGCCATGACCCCCGCACGCGCGGCGGAGGTGCGAATTACCGAGGTAACCGAATCCCCGACGATTGATGACATTATCGCCGCTACGGAAGCCGCCAAAGCACCTGTCAAGAAGGTGATGCGACCTATCCTCAATCGGCGATTGTCCGGTAACGGGTACCCCGTCAGATACGAACTCAAGAAGCTTGGAGCAAAGTGGAGTGGCTTTGCTTGGTATGCCCCGTTGGCTGTGGCTGACAAGGCACAGGCGTTGATCGATAACTACAGGGAGCCGGATTTTTCACACCTTCCGGCATGGGAGATACAGAATGGACACGATGAGTATTAAACGCGCGGCGGAGGTGCTACGGGTAATCGACCGTGACGCGTTGATCTGCGAGGAGCATGACGCTCTGCGGATGGGCGCTGAGGCTCTGGAGTTTCAAAGCTGGATATTCGGGAGAGACAGTGCGGGATATATGCGCTTGGCGCTTCTGTATTTGTCGCCGAAATGGCATGATTATCCGACGTTCGAGGACTACTGCAAGGCCGAGTGGGAGAAGGAGAGGAAGGGATGAACAGTACCACAAACGATGCTATTTGCGCATTAATGGCGAGCGAAGGCCAGTTACAGGCTAGGGTAGCCACCCTCGAAGCCGCGCTGGCGGAGGCGCGGGAGGATAGCAAGCGCATGGATTATCTAGAGGGCGAGATGGCATACGAGCAACGCTGTATCGAGCACGGACAACTCATCCCGTCATCTCTGTTTCGGCGCAACGTGCCTATCACTCGCGCCGCCATCGACTCCGCACGAGGAGGCAGGCCATGACCCGCGCCACCACCTGCCGCTTCTGCCACCTGGGCGGCGAACTCATCAAAGGCGCTCACAAAGCCTGCAAAAACGTCGAAACGCGAGAGCGCCTGCGAGTCCGCAACAACATCGATCCATCCAGGTACATGGCTATCGGCGACCGTGGGAAGTGCAAGAAGTGCGACAAGCCAGCCGAGCCGTTATCGAAGCTAAACCTGTGCCGAGAGCACATGGAAGAGAACAAGAAGGAAGTCATCCGCAAGGCGAAGAGGAAGCACATGAAGAAGGTAAGGGCTGAGCCTGAGCACAGGCAGTCGCGAGTCTACGTCAAGCCGCCTCAGTCGCAGAAGATGCAGCGGATGTCGAGAGCGGAGAAGAAGGAGATCGAGATGCTGCCGATGCTTGACACTGAGGCCGAGCGGGCGCGAGTGGCCGAGATGCTGGAGCGGGCGCGGGCGAACCGGGTGGAGTTGCCGTTCTCTAGGTGGTCGTAGTGGTATCCTAAAAACGAAACCGCGTGCGATGTTCAAGCATCACGCGCGGTTCTGACCACACGATTTAAGAGGAATCACATGGCTAATAACAACTGTAGGCGGCTACCTATCTTGACGCAAGAAGAGCGTGAAGATTTTTGGAAGATAGCTTCAGGGAAGACAAACGAAGAGTGCTGGGAATGGGGTGCTTGTCGGTTTAGTAATGGATACGGGTGCTGGTATAAGCGCAAAGAAAAGCCACAGCGGTGCTTTAGAGCACACCGAATTGCCTATTCGATTGCGTATGGGGTGGACCCATTAAGATTATTCGTCATCCATTCCTGCGACAACCGGGCGTGCTGTAATCCGGCGCATCTCAGGCTTGGTACACATTTAGAAAACATGGCCGATATGGTTACTCGAAAAAGAGGAATGATTGGAGATAAAAACTTTTACAGGAGATTCCCTGATATGGTTCACAAAGGGGAGGCTCACTATAAGGCGATATTAACGGAAGCTGACGTATTACACATACGACATTTAAGGGCAAGCGGATCGACTTACTCCGATATCAGTATTAAAGTCGGGACAAGTAAAAGCAATATCAGGTTCATCGTTCAAAGAAAAACTTGGAGCCACGTTCCATAGTCTATTGTGTAGTGAACGAAACGCTAGCCATCTGCGAGCAGTAAACTCTCGCGTAATACGCCGTCCCCGTCGTCAACCCCGTCAGAGCCTTCGATCTAAACCGGCTACCCGTGGAGTCAGTCACGCGGGAGCCGGTGCCTGGGGTGGCAGAGGTGCCATACTCCACGACACAATTTTCAGTTGAGGTCGGGGCGGTGTAGTACACCGTCGCCCCGCTGGACGTGATCGACAAGGCGCGAAGATTATACACCTCCCCATAAGCCGCCTTAATCACATCCGGGTCCGCGCCCGCCCCATTCGGTGCGTAGGTCGACGAGAACTTCAGCCGGTAGTCGAGCGTCGAAGTATCGACGAAGCCCACAGCAGCAAGCGAAGCAGGCCAGTAGCTGCCGGAGGGGTAGCCAGTGCCAACGAGTCCACCGCCAGCATCGTAGTTCACGTTGTTCGTCACGCTGTAGCCGGTCGTTGCAGGCCATCCGGCGTTAAGCCCTGTGGTTCCTCCGCCAGTCGTTACGCGGCCAAGGAAATAGTACGGCGCGCTGACCGAGCAACCGCTCGCGATGTTGTTGTGAAGTTCCAAACCCTCGCTGTTGCCGAGGTCGTTCATGGCTAGGTATGGAGCGTAGCCGGTGCAGGCGTTGAGGATAGTGTTGCCGGTCATCACAGTGTCCTCAGCGCCGTAGAACACGCGCCATCCACGACCCTCGCGGGCGCTTCCACCAGTGGGGTATCGGTCGCCGTCGATGTCGTAGACGAGGTTACCGGTGAACGCCACACGGGTTGTCGCCGCCGCCTGCTCGTTGTAGTCGTTGTGTCCGACGATGTACGCGAAATTAGGAATGCTCCATGCCTTGTTGTTTTTGACCCACATATCGCTGACTGGAAGCCGTTTCGATCCAGGCCGAGTTGAGAAGTTAATGAGGTCGCCCTGGTTGTTCGTCGACGTGAAGTGAGAGTCGAACTGGTTCCCCTCGATCAACCATCGAGCGCCGATCTTAATTTCTATTTGGTGCCGGGACGGAAAGAAGCAGCCGCCGCAGTAGGTCGTGTTCGCGGCGGTACCAGCGATGTGCTTGCTGCCATTCACGAAGTAGTTGCGGGTGACCGTCACATCAGTCGACGCCGTAGACGGCGCATCGTCCGTGGCGAATACCGTGATTCCAGTGCTGTCAACGAAATTATTGTCTAACAGGATATTATCCGCTCCGCTGAGTTGAATGAACGACGTGTGACAGGGGTTACAGCCGGTCGAGTCGCCAAGCGTAGGGACGTTGTAGTCGCTGGCTATGATGCTGTTGGCGATGATGATGTCAGTGCCCTTCGTGATGGCCGTCCACCGCAGCCGGTAGGGGTAGGACACATCCACCTGGATCCGATCGAGGTAGATGTTGTTGATGGAGGCATTTGTGTACCAGTCGAAGATGCCGTACATGAAGTTGAAGTTGTAGGCATATGAGGCCCATGACGCCGGCACGCCCCCGCTCGCTGTGGGAGTAGCGAGGAAGCGGATGCCACTGAACCGATAGTGATGGGCTGAGGCGTCGAAGCCGATCGCGCCGCCTGCGGGGGTGTTGCCGATGTTAATGGCGTAGAGTTTGCTATCCCCGCACCAGTAGAGGCGAGTCGGGTCACCGGATGCGTCGGTCTTGTTGTACCAAGTGTTGTCGTTCGCGCATGACGCAGGAATGGCCCCGCTGAAATCGGTCTTCGCTGCGAGTGTGTAGGTGTTGGTTCCTGGGGTCGTACATTCGTACAGTCCCCATCCAGCCGCGACGAAGGACCAGTAGAGTTGTCCAGCAATACAGGTGCCGACCGACTCAGGGCCAGCGCGCTCAGGTACAAACGGACCTACGCGCCATATGGGCATCTCGGAGTAGTAGTCGCTGGTGATCCGGCTACCTTCAGGGGGCAGCGTGCCGGTGGTAGTAATGACGATCTGCCCTGTGCCGCTGGAGTTAGCCCCTGACTTTGCCGGGAACGTGATCGCTGCAGGCCCACCACCGCCCTCACCGTAGTTGATATTGAACGAGCAGTCGAGGGTTTTTGTGATACTGATGAGGTGGTTATCGTTGCCGTCAGCAGCGGCAGCGGAGGTGAACGCCGCTTGCAGCGCCGAGCAATCAGTGATAGTCGCCGTAGTACCCCACACAGTCGGCATCGCTGGCAGCACAGGTGTAGTGGTTGGCAGCGTCGGCATGGCAGGGTGAGGCGACGGGAGCGCGGAGGTGGTGAACGTGCGGTCGCTGGCATCGCAACTGCCGGAGTTCGAGCAGAGCATGTAGTGGTAGAGCGTACTGGCGTCGAGTCCAGAGACGAACCACTCGTGAACCGTATTACTGCTACCGCTGTCTTCCGATACAGACCCATAGCCAGCGGTCGGCCCGTATTTGATGTAGGTGCCAGCACCAACGCTGGTTGTCCACTTGACCGTCGCAGCGCTATGGCTGATGTCGGTTACGCTGACGGCGCTGTAGACCTGCGCGAAGGCGGGGATGGAAAGGATGAGGAGGAGGAGACTACTGCGCATAGACACCTTCGACGGTCATCGTGACGAAGCCGCCAACGCCTGTCATATTACATCCATAGCCGTAATGTGTGGCGGTCAGGAAGTCAGTTCGGGTTTCCTGCTGCACTTGCGTCCAGTTAACCCGGTCTTGCGAGACTGACCAGGTGCGATTGGTGTTGTCGTCGACCATGCGGAACGAGAGCTTGCCTCTTGACTGAGCCGCCGCGTAGCTGAAGTAGTTGGCAGAGAAGGAGGAACTCGCGTTGTATTTTGTCAGCGACAAGGCCGAGTTCCCTACCGTAAACGCAATCGCTTTATTCGATCCGATTGTCGTACCGTCGGTCAGGAACATCCCGCAGTAGGATGTAACCGACCCCGCCGAGTAATGGTCGATGTCGATAATCACGGTGTACGGCGCTGCCGGAACGGCCTTCACATACGCGCGTAGCGCATCTCCACCTCTCGGAGCGCCGCCATCAAACAGCACGCTTCCAGTTGTAGCTGTGACCGTGGCCCCGCTACCGTAGGCTGTCCCGTTCGACCATGGTAACGTCGGGATATACTTCTGCCCTGTCCAGTAGGCATACGAAGACCCGTTGCAGTTGGCGGTGTAAATGCTGTCAGTCAGGACGTACTGGTAGTTGGTGTTGGAACTCCCGCACGCCGGTAGAGAAGCGTAGGTGGTGCGGACGGTGCCGCCGCCGCTACCAACGGCGGTCCAAGTGTTCGATGCGGTGCAGGCTTTCGTAGTGCCGGTGTCGCTGCGGAACAGGAAGTCGCCAACCGTGCAGGTACCAGGGTCGGATGTTCCAACCTTCATTGGAGCGGTACGGGTGGCACCGCTGAAATCATTCACGCCGGTCCAGGTATTGCTAGTAGTCTTGCCAGGCACGTAGGCAGTATCCACGTCCACCACAACCGCGCCAGTCGTCGGGGAGATTGTCAAAGCGCCACTGGCACCAGCGGTGACACTGGACACAGCGCCACTACCACCCCCGCCGATCACCTCCGCAAAGTAGTTGGTTCCGTTGGAGTACACGCGCCACCCAGTCGGCGCTGTGGCTGACCCAGCCGTCCCTGTCAGATTCGACGCAGCGCCATTAATGTTCTGCCCGCTCCGAGCCAGCGTTACAACGCCCGTTCCGTAATTCAACACGGTGATACACGCGCCATCGGCAGGCTGCGATCCGCTTGCTACCAGGGTAATCGTGAACGTCCCGCTGGCGACGATGATCGTTTTGCACGAAGTGAAGTCCGCTGCCAGAACTTGATACGTTGAGGTCTGCGCGTTCGTGGCAAACTGCCCTGTGATGGCGGAGGCTGGCAGTCCGGTCCCATTCGTCAACACGATCGCCGATGGGGTTCCAAGCGCTGGTGTCGTCAGTGTAGGCGAAGTCCCAAAGACAAGCGCGCCAGTGCCAGTCTCATCGGTAACTGCGCTTCGCAGGTTGCTCGATGATGGGGTGGTCAACCACGTCAAGATACCGGACGCCGTCGTTAATGGGCTGAGCGCCGTCCCCGTCGTCGCGTAGTACGATAGACTGCCAGCGGCACCCGAGCTAACGGACCCGCCTGTGCTGTACAGCTCCCACGCATACGTTGAGGCCGCTGTGTTTCCGCACACATAAAACGTGGCGTAAGCAGCGGCCCCATTGGTCCTTGCATAGACGTTGCCGACCTCGTTTGCAGCGTCACAGTTAGCTGAGAGTGGAGCACCACTGCCAGTGATTACCTTGCGAGCGATGCCGTATTGTCCGTAGGCGGCGCATGTCAGGAGAAAAAATACAGCGATAGTTCGTAGCATGTCTCTACGGACAATGCTATCATCTTCAGCCCCGCTTCAACTCTCTCCAAACGACAGCCTGGGAAACATTGAGGGCAGTGGCGATGCCGCGCGTTGAGACACCATTGCGTTGCATCTCCTCGGCGATCTTGCGGTCGAAGACCTTGCGAGGGCGACCGAACTTCACTCCCTTCTTCTTCGCGTTCTCGATTCCAGCTTTGACGCGGGTGCGAATAGTCGAGCGTTCGAGTTCGCTGATCGCCGCCAGTACGGTAATCATTGCCTTGCCGATCGGCGTACTCGTATCCAGATTCTCCTTGATCGAGATGAACTCCACATTGTACATGCGGAACAACTCGATCATCTCTAGCAAGTGTAGGGCGTTTCTCGCCATGCGATCGAAGCGCCACACTACCACGCGATCGACGCGGCCTACCTTGATGTCGGCAAGCAGGCGGTCGAGTGCCGGTCGCTCTCGCTTGGATCCTGATATGCCAACGTCGGAGTATTCCTTTAACTCCGTCCAGCGACGGGCGGCGCAATGCAGGTGCAGGTCTTCGGTCTGCATCTCTACGTGTTGGTCGGAGGTGCTGACGCGGGAGTAGAGGGCGGTGGTCACAGTTCCACCTCCTCAACATCGCAATTGTCGCCCATCGCCTTAACGTAATCCGCTGGAGACACGTTGATTTTCTTGAGCATCTGCGTGGTCTTGGCGTTGATTACTCGCTTTACTTCAGGAAGAGACTCGCCAGCCAACTTTTTCTTTAGCAAGTAAATCACTATTTGGGCTTTCTCTGCATCTGAAAAGTGCCCGTAGTATGCGATCTTCATGGCTTCGCCACCTCATCCTTAGCCACCCACTCCTTCACGATCTCACCGGCAAGGGCAGTCGGCTGCATACGGCGGTCAAAGGCAGACTGGCGAAGCTGGTCGTAGGTCTTCTGGTCGAGCGTCAGGTTGACGCGCTTAGGTTTATCCATACCCCAACCCTACCACAGTAACTACGTTACCGCAAGGGCTTTGAAATTTCGTTCGCCTGTTTCGCCAACTCCAGCTTCAATTCGCGGTAATCGCGCAGCATCGCACGGGCATCTCCAGGCTCCAACCCGCCAGTCTTCATGGCCTCGCGGACCAACTTCTCTTGCTTGTTGATGGCCTGTATTTTCTTGTAGATAGGCTTCTGCGCCTTCTCGTATTGCGTCAGCGCCACGCGCTCATCGGTCGGTTCGAGGCCGTCCTTCAGTGCGTTCTTAGCCTGCGTCCCTTTGTCGGTCGTCTCATAGTACGTCGCCAATTCCTTGCCGGAATCAGGACGCTGGAAGAAGCGCCCAAGGACTGGAAGGTCATGCGGCATCCTCTCATCCATAGACATAGCGGCTTTCGCTGATTCTGGATCAGCCATCAGGCTCAAAAACTGCGTGGCGTAGATGCCGAGCGCTCCGCCGTACCCGCGTAGCAGGTGGTCGATCTGGAGGGGGGAGAGCGTGTCAGTATGCTCGCCAATCTTCTTCGCTAGTTCCGAGGTATTCTCATCAAACCGCTGCGACTTCTCGCGATCGCGCATGTACTCCGGCTCAATCGACTTGCCTCGAAACGTGCTGTAGTTGTAGGTCACCTCGCTCGCTGGCTTCATGAACTGCGGGACTACGTCAACCTTCATCGTTGACCACAGGAATCTGCCGAAAGCGTCGATAAACTCCCTGCCTGTATCGTGCCCACGGTACATCGCAACCAATCGTTCTGGCACTACCTTCGCCACGTACCCGGCCTCGAATGGGATCTTGATCTTGATTGCATCACCGTTCGTCATCGGGACAAACCAGTTGGCATCACGCTCCTCGTCGGTCGCGTTCTGCCATGCAGGCAATTCACTAACAAGGATCGCGTACATAGACGACAGAGCCGCCATCGTAGCAGCCCTTGTCGCCAACTGCTTCTGCATATCCTTGTTCGCGCCATGCCCGCGCGCTGTTCGATACAACACATCAGCGCCCTGCCATGCGGCGTTCTGGAACGGGATGAGCGCGTTGATTACCTGGATCGTGCGGGAAGCACCACGCCGCCCGAAGTTCAGCAACTCACGCGCCTCGTACTGAGCCTGCGCCTCGTCGCCACCAGTGCGCTTCATGACGGCGTCGTATACGGTTCGGCGGGTAATGGCTTCCGACTTGGTGGAGAAGTCGTCGAGTTTGCTCATCACCGACTGCTTCCCTGTATACGACTCCCGCAAATTCTTCCCAGTCCCAGTAGCTCCGCCCTCACCTCTGATCCCGCTACCAACAACTCCAGCCCGCTTCATTGCCTCAAAGTCAGGCTTGTTCCTGATCGCCTTGTACGCCGATTGCAGGATCTTCTGCATCGGGAAGTCGGTATACCCCTGCAGCCACGCCATCGTAGAGTCGCGCACGGGATTGTTAATCATGAATACCGGGTCATGCGTCACCATGAATCGCAGCAAGTTCGCCGGAGTCCCCGCAACCTTCAATGCCTCGCTCGTAGTGATACGGCTAGACGTGACGGAGTTGTAGAGGATGGGGTCTAGCACCTCGAAGTGTTTTTCTTTGCCGTCGACCCAGACCTTGATGTTATTCTTGCCAGCGACAGGCTTAGGCACCTGCTTGATGTATCCGGTCCTGATCCCGTCGCGCGCCACCCGCTGCATAGCCACGTTCTTCATGGCCATAGAGGTGAGAGCGTTGACGTTACGGACAATATTATCGGTGGGGTCGCCGATATCCAACTCGCTCCCCTTCAACCGTTCCAATCGAGGCGCGCTCGCCATGGCGGACCCCGAAGACTGGAAGTTCACCGAACCATCGCCGCCCTCGACCACACGATAGAACGGCAGGTACATGTCCTTCTTGAACTTCGCCGCTGTCTCGGCGTTGATGCGCCCGGACTTCTGTAGCGTGTTCACCATCTGGTCGTTGAACGTCTTCCACCGCTTGGCATACGCGGCGATCTCCGGATCTTGACCGTAGGCCTTCCACTCAGCAACCTGCTGCGGAGTGATCTTTTTCTCGCGCCCTTCGCTACGAAGCACGTCAGCACGCTCAGCGGCGAGGTAGTGGAATAGCCGGTCCAACTTCTTCGCCTGATAGGCTTCTTTGAAGACAGTAGCCGGGGCGTTCGCCGTATCTCCGTTCGACCGGAAGTAGCCGTCGCCTGCGCTGCCAACCAGTTCTATCGCGCCATTCTCCATCGACGATGCCGCGAAGTCCATCGCCGCATCCGCATTCCGTACCGCCGCCTCAGACCCAGTTCGTGCGCTCGTGTCGCCAGCCTTGCGACCAAGTTCCGAAACCCCGGCCCACATGTCCAGCACGTTCTGCCGGAACTTCAACCCGATACCGCCTAGTCCATCCTTGCTAACGAAGGCGTCAAATGCTTTCTTAACGCCAGTGCGCTCGTCAGGTTTGGCAAAGGCAGTGCCGCCTGCTACGGGGAGTTGGGGGACGACCGAAAGCCGCTCTACTTCCCCGGCATCTTCGGTGGCTTGATCTTCGGAGAGGTAATCACTGAGTTCGGTCGAACCGACGCCGCTCGTGTTGGCGTAGACGTTTTGCGGCGACTGAACGCCTGGCTGAGTTGCTTGCCCATTTGGGATCTTAGAATTGCCATATGCTTTTTTCTCGTAGTCCTTGAGTGTTCGTGGGGTTGGCGGAGGAGGTGGCAGGTTAGCAGGGCGGCTACCGATATCACCACTTCGGAATGATTTAAGTACATCATCAGTATTCTTGAAGCCTTTACCGCGAAGCACGTTGCCCAGGCGGTCGACGGTGCCGAGAACCTTGCCAACGATAGACACGGCCTGAGGCTCAGCGTTGATCTGACCAGCGGCGTACCGCTCGATACCGCGAGCAACCGCTTCTTCGTTGACGGCATTCACATCGCCCTTGTACAGCTTCGTGTACTCTTCGCGTTCTCTCGGAGTTAGGGACGTGTTCGGGTTGAATGTCTTGTTAAGGATGTCCCACTCGGCATCGTTGAATAGGCCCATCTCCTTCATGCCGTGGACGGCCTCGTGGTTCAGCGTGCGGAGAAGGTCGGCTTTCGACTTGCCGTTGAGCGCGAGTTGGACGACGCGGTTAGCGTAGGATCCTTGAGCATTGGGGATGGCGTCGACTAAGCGAGTCGAGAGTATGTCGTCAGCGCCGAGGGCTTTCATCTCGCTATGGATAGCCAGAGCAATATCGGGATCTACGCCGCTTTTTATCTCTTGGCCAAGCGCGCCTACGGTGTAGATGGTGGGGGTTGCGGTTGGTTCGTCGGTACTGAACCTCGGCGCACCCGGCTGATCCATGGCAAGCGGCGACGGCGTGGCGATGGTGCCTTCGTCGGTGAGCCGCACGTCCGGATAAGTGGCGGTCTTACTATACAGCGGTGTCTCCGGCTGTACAGGCTGCGGCTTAGCGTCGATCTCAGCCTGTTGCACGGCGGCGATTTCGTCGAGGTTTACCTGCGGCGCAGGCGCTTCTTCAGCCTTTGCCTTCTGCCCATAGTTCTCGACAGGCAGCGCGTCCATCTCCACTGGTGTCGACGCATCAGGGATCAACCGCTGCATTCGCTCGTTGTACGCCTGCGCATCCAACTCAGCCTGCTGCTCAGCGTTCAGCTTGGGAGGTTCTGAAACTGCAACCTCCTTCTTGGGCACGTTGTACCCCCTCGGCATATCCGGCATCGTCCTAGCTGGCTGTTCGGGCGTCATCCCTGCTAAAAGCTGAATCAAAGGATCACCCCCTTCCCCGCTCCGAACAGCCACGGAATCTACTCCCTGCAACGCAGCGACTTCAGGCGATGCGCCCATGCGCTCGCGGCGAGCCATGACATCCTTACCAACGCGCCGTGCCCGTACCCCAGCCAGAGCCTCAAGCACAGTACCAGCACCGAATCCGCCAACGAAGTTCTCTATCGTCCCCTCGTATGGATCCTGCTGCGCGTTGTACTGCCCCTCGATTTGATTCTGGAGGTAGTTCTGCAACGTCTCAACAGGGGCCTCAACTAACCCGGTTCCAACGGCACGCGCCGCTTGCTTGCGAAACCCAGCCTCCGCTGCCTCGCGCGCCATGTTCAAGCCCTTGGGGGCAAGCCGACCGAGCAGTCTCTCCGCAGGCAGGAACTCAAGCAAGCCGGGGGCCATGCCCATCCGAGCCGCCGACGTTTCCTCTTCAGGCGATACTTCCATGCCTTGGGCGCGGTTCTGCTGCGCTCGCTGTACCTGCTCCGAAGACCCTTGTAGCATACCCATAGCTGGACCAGCCAGCCGAGCGGCTAATGCCGGAGCCTTCAGCGCATTCGC